TATGTAATACCTTCTCTCCTTTACCATTCTGACGGATAAGGAAATCATAATACATAGAACATGGAATACGTTTACTTCCATCGAGAAATCTTAAATCCGTACCATGGAATATAGGGAGTACTGCCTTACGAGTATCATTATCCCTTTTAAGTAGTTCGATAACAGATTGCATTGCAGAATCACAATTAAATGATGTACTACCATACAGATATAATTGATTCCAAATACGTTCTGGATAGGTATAATCAAATCTACCATTTACCAGGAACTGTTCCCATAAATCTTTCCTCAATTCCCAAGCTTTACCAGGATTTAATTCGTACCAACCAATTCTTTCATCAAACTCGGCATCTGCCCATTCTTTTGAATGAGAGAATACAAATAACCATACCGGGTCTCCGAGTGAAGTTAAGCAATACTGTTGGCAAATGAGTTCCTTAGTTTCGAATCCCTCTTTACCTTCAATGACTTGATTCTGATAGGTCTTTGGTTTTACAGTTTGACCATAACTGTTGAGTTCTCTGCCAAGTTCTGACATTAACTCAAAAGAATTACTGTAGATTCTCATTCTTTTGTTTCTTTAAAAGTTTCTTCTTATATGCTTTACGTTGAGAATAGGATATCACATTTTCTGGATATTCTATATCTTCATATTCTAATAGCAAGTCCTTTGCTAACAAAGCTTGGTATTCGTATAAGTCCGGACGAAGTACTTTAAAACTTCGGAAGAATACCTTAAAGGAAGACCATTCCTTTTCTGTACCATTTTGGATTTTCTTATAAACCTCTTTAACTCTTTTAGTCCAAGGATTATCTATACCCTTGATTACTTTCTTTAAAGGTTTATAAGCTGAGTACATTAAGAGTGTCTCTACATTCCCATACATTTGAGTCGCAAATAGGTTGATTTGTACTGACTGGTCCGGCCCATACACATATTCGGCCATCCGTTGAATTAATAGGAAGTCGAATATTAACCTCTTTGTAATCTCTGATGCTCTGATTACCATTGTAATAACTGGGATGTCCTCTTGAAATCTCTTCGAAAAAGTTGCAGCAATTAAACATTGTTTACCGTTATCATGATGATTATTAAACATATATGTAACATTGTAATTCTGATTATATTTGTTTTTCAGGATTCTTAATTTGCTACGTAAGAGGTCTAACTTATTAAAATCAATATAATTATTCAATAAGCTCGTCCACTTAGTTTCTTTGTAATTAAAACACCTGCCGTAATCAAAATCTGGGTCTACCCATGCTTTACGTATTTTTATAAACACATTGTATGCTACTGCAACTCCACTGTTTGCAGTAGCACCCTTATCAAAAAGAACTGGGTCTAACCTTAAGAAAGCCTCGTTCAATTTCTCCCATGCCTCTTGTGAAGTAGCAAACTCCAAAGAGTGGAGGGTCTCCTCCGTATTAGATTGAAGACCCTCTAATTTTCTATTCCATCCACTCATTAGTAATTTGTTTTTTGTCTCCAGAGGTTAAGTCTTTGTTTCTTAAAGAATAACCTATAGATTGATTCATCTGAAAATCCCTGGATACCCAAGAATCCCATATATAGATAGAAAGCTTTTACCAAAGAATACTGAAAGTCTAATTCCTTAGTCATTACTTGGGTTTGTTTCCAGGGTCTACACTTAAGAAGATTCCTTGCAATATTCAGTTCATATACTACATCGAATAATAATACCTTCTCTTCTTCATGAGAAGCTTCGCTTAAGGTATTAAACCCGGGAGTATAATCCTTTACTGATTCATGGTCTTCATCAATCATTCTAAATCGATTAACTAAACCTATACTACCTTCAGTAACCATTGCCATACCAAGAGTGATTATATCCTTTAAGTCTTTTACCTTAAAATCAGAATAATCAATTACATAAGAAGTTCCCCATGAGAAGATGTCTTCTGGTAGAATGTTTGCAAAGTGAAACAAAGTGAATAGGAATCCCAGAGCATCTCCTTGTTCTTCATTGGCATTCTGTAAATGATTAAGTACTTGAGTATATTCATCCTCTGTAAGTTGTTCGATATTCCATCCCCACTTCTTACATATCTTTACTACCTCGGATGTAGATTCATAACCTTCCATTAGTTCTTCAATAACCCTGGCAATAAAATCCTTAAGAACTACCTGATTTTGGTGATTATTGATATCAACTGGGTAATCCGGTAACTTTTCTATTTGCCTGTAGCCGTCTAATTGTTCTAACGAAAGAGAATACATAGCTTGTAAATAAGTACCCACTTCTAAAGGAGGTACTATTTCCTTGATATTACGTATATCCATTATTTACTTCCTGTTGAATTAAATCCACCTTCACCTCTTGTTCCCCACATTTGAGATTCAGAATAAAACTCTTCTGATTGAATCTCTTCGGGTTCGGTGAGATAAATCGGGACATGAATAAATTGGGTTGCTTTCTCATCTACTCTTAGAGTCTGTATTACTCTACTCAGATTGATAATACCTATATGGATTTCACCAACATAGGGAGAATCTACAATCTCGGCAGTATACAGAAGACCTCTTTTAGAAGCAAGCCCAGACTTATTAGCTGCCATGAGCATTGACTCTTGAGGTTCAATAAGAGGTTTAATACCTGATGGAATAAGGATTCTCCCTCCCGGATAAATCTGAATATCGGTTATGAAATTGGTAGTTGTATTTACTCCCAACACAAAATCTGGAGTAAAATGATTTGGAGATTGGTTTGCCTCAATTTGGATTAATTGTTGAGGGTCTAAGTTTCTTGGGATATAGAAATCCAAACCTGCATCACCTACATTACCTCTTGAGGGAGTCTTTACGTCTCTTACTTTAATAAATCTGAATCTGTTCATAATATATTACATTCTTTTAAAAGTTGTCCAAAGGTTAATCCTCGTTGAGGAGTTACTCCGAGTGAATGACAGAATCTTTCTACGTCATATTCACCCTGCATAAACAAATCAGCAAGAACATCATCTTGCCGTACATAATAATTTGGGTTGTTAAGATATAACTTAAACATTGCCCATATCATTCTTAACTTATTGACCTTTCCCATTGCATTCTCTATAAAGTTCTCTAATACGTTTCTTAGGTACTTCGAATTTCTCAACTGTCTTTGAGATAATTTCTTTTCTGTCTTTCCCTTTCCGAATCAAGCCTCGGATGTATTTCTTGATACCAACGGTATCTTCTAGTATATCCAAATCCTTGTATTGATTCTTCTGTTCTAATTCTTTCCTTGTAATGTTCAAGTTCTGGGACATCTTGAACGCACATAGTTCTGAGTCTCCGCATAGTTTACATTCTTTTGTGGATAAATCATACCCAATACCAAAGCAAACATCGCCATTAGTACCCAACTGAGTTAAATCTATTGGTGTTAAAATATCTTGTTTACTTAAATCGGGTAACTTTTTTGGTTTACTTTTCTTACTCATAGCTTCCCTTTTATTATACGATGTACTGAAGTTTTACTGATCCCCACAGACTTGATTATTTCAGGGATAGAAAAACCCTGAGAATGTAGGGTTAATACCTCAGATTTATAATTAATTATTTTAGATTTTCTTTGTCTACCATCATTAACCATCTGTTTCATGTTTTGAGATTGGGTTCCCCACTTAAGATTACCTACCCTATTATTCTCTGGATTATTATCCTTGTGCATTACAATAGGATAATTATTGGGATTAGGTAAAAAGGTTAAAGCTACTAACCTATGAACCTTAACTCTGTGTATAATTTTAACAGTATAATAACCATTATGAACTTTGGTAGGAGTAAGTTTAAAAAGAGAATTACCTCTTTTCTTAAGTATATCCCCATCTACAGTTGCATAATAATCTGAATATCCAGGGATTGCCCGTATATATAAATGATACTTAGCCATTATATGTCCTTTTTTACGTTTATAAAAATGTATATTTCACTGTTATCCTCTATGGGAACATAGGAATAACCGATGTTATTTATAAATAGTTCCCTGAGTTTATATAATTCTTGGTATGAATTTCTATCATAGCTCTCTTGACATACTTTGACTACCATACCATTACTCCAGTACAAACAAAAGAAATGAGTAAAACATTCGGGGGTATTTTGAGAAGTTTCCAAGTTTGATATCCATATCAAATCTCTACAGTTGAATACATGTTTAGGATTATGTACCTCTCCCACAACAAGAGACTTAAACGACTTAAACCATTCTTTAATCTTCTTCATCATAAGTGTAATTAAGGTGTTTACAATGGGGACAGACCCATTCTTTTAAATGCCATCCCTTGATTTCTAAATCCTCTTTATGAAAACGTTTCTTACATGAATGGCATTGATAGCCATCCTTAGAAAGTATGAAGTCTAAAGCGAGTATTATTATCATAATAACAACCGCTGTAATTAAAATATATTTCTCCATCACTGAAAGCCTTTGATTTTCTTTTTAGTATTATTGGGTTTCCTTAAGAGTACCCAGCAATAAATACCTGATGCAGAGATTTGAATTATCTTCCAACCATCAGATAAGAGAGTAGTTAGTTTAGTATCATCTTCATCTCTGATACATATTAGTTTATCATTATTCATAATGCCTATATGCTTATTAATTGTAATCTTCTTTTCCTCCTACGGAGAAAAAGTAAATACTCATAGTACTTCTAGTTAACTCTTAATAAGGCTATGGTTAGGATGTTTCTTCCATAGCTTATCTAACAATATTACTTTCAATTCTTGTCTCTGATAATATTGCTTCCTATGCTTACCATGCCTATCTAAATAAGGGCCAGGATAATGAAGGTCATCCAGGTATACTTTCTTTTTCGATTTATCGGTTCTTACCAAACGACCAAGAAACTGAATAGATTTTTCCTGACTATCCATGCTTGCTGCATTAAGTAAATACCTAAGCTTAGGAAAGTTTTTACCTCGAGCAATGATTGTAGTTGAAACCAAGATATCAATCTTACCTTCCCTAAAATCCTTCATTATTTGTTGTCTTATCTTTGAAGGAGTATCTACATGCACACAGGCAATATTATATTTGCTTCCTAGTTTCTTTTTAAAGTATTTGCATAAATTCTCACAGTGTGCAATAAATTTACATACTACGAGTGCAGGATATCTATCTTGTTTAAGATTCCATTTAAGTCGAGAATAAACCATTCTCTTTGCATACTTATTGAAGGTAATAGAATCATCATATACTTCCTTATAGGATACTTCTTCTGATTCCCAATTACCATACCAGGGTTTACTTGGTACCATCTTTACAATTGTACGAGTTGAATAACCTTTTTTAATAGAGTCCTTAAGTTTAAACTCTGCAAGTACTTTACCAAAGAATACTTCAAGATTCATATTCTTTACTTTATCCTTGGCAAGCTTACTCATATAAATGGTACCAGATAACCCTATACGAACTCTGGTATTAAATAAACGAGTAAGTACATTTTGATATTGCTTACTACCTGCTTGGTCAGCCTCATCTACCAAAACCATATCTACCTTAGATAGTTCATTCTGATAGAATCTCATGTTACGAGAAATAGATTGAACCATACCAATGGTAAAATTGCTCCAGTTTAATACTTTACCTTGAACAAATGTAATCTGTTCTCCTGGTAGGTATTTCTTAAATTCATCTCTAGCTTGATTCAACCAGTCAGAGTCATTAGTTATTAGCAAAGTCTTTAACTCCTTCTTATAGGATAGATAAAGAGACGACATGATAAGAGTTTTACCTGCATTAACGGTGTAATCTAAAACACCAATCTGAAAAGGTACCTTACCTACTTTGTTATTGATTACCGCTTTAACGGCTTTCTCTTGTTCTGGTCTTAGTTTATATTCTCCTATTTTCGTAACAACTCCATTGACTTTAGGTAATGGTTGTCGCATATCTACAACTTTAGGTTTAATTCCATACTCAATACACTTTTCATATACTGCAGGAAGTAAACCTATCTTAAATTCACCATGCTTATTAATATAATGAATCTTGCCGTCCCAGTTCTGCATACCTCTTTGCCTTGTACGTAAGTAGAAAGCATTTGGATGACGAATGGCAAACTCTGCATAGAGTTTCTGTGCGAACTTAAGAGGTAAGTCCAGTTCGCACATATTCCCATTCTGTATGATTATCCTACTCATTTGATAATTACAGTTACACCTTTCTTAGTAGAATCATCTACTCCCATAGCTTCCTTGATAAGCTTAATGTGATGTTCTTCATCGGCAATTAACTTATTCAACAAATACATCACATCATCATAATCAGCCCGTTCACTATATAAGGCTAGACTATTCATAATTTTCTTATAATTGCCAATGGTCTCTATCTCAGAGTTCCAGGCAATCTTCAAAGCACTTTCAGGAGAAAAACCTATTTCCACTTTAGGATAGATATCCATCACAGAATCCTGTTCATAGGGGTCTGCCTTTTGTAGAAAATCTGATAACTTGTCGTAGTGTCTCATTTCTACTAAACCAATACCAAGCATTAGCTCTGCAATGGGTTCAAACCTTGACGACTGTTGAGTATACATAAGGATAGCACTAATCTCAGAGAAAGGTTTATCCTTTAGTGCATCCTTGAACATATTAACAATATCCTCTGGCCAAGGTTCAATGTCCTTGAAATCAGGGTAATCTACTGACTGGTCCGAATACTTGAGGACATCAATAAAAGCATTAGCTGCATCCTCTACTCTGTTACCTAAAAATCTTAAAGCTTTCATAACGTTATGTTTTAATTATTAATCTTATCCCAGAGAGAGCCCTCAACTTGAGGTTCCTCTAAGGATTTTTTATTCTTATTTTTATATAAATACTTATTATACCTTTCTACTGCTTTATCAGTATATAATTGAGCAATATCGGGTAGACCATTACACCATGCTAAGGATTCAAACTGAGCATCTATGAAATCCTTATAATCCCAACCTTCTTCCTCTAGGAATGCTGCTACATAAGCGAAGTGAACATACTTCTCAGGATTCTTTTCATAGGATTCATATATACCAGTTGCCTTAGCAATCTTACTTACAAAGTAATCATGTACCTTAGCAGTAAGTTCTAAATCTGCTGACTGTAATTTAATCTCAGCTTCGGTTTGATTAGTAATGTTGTCCTGCATGGATATTAACCTTTGCATAACATTACGATAATCTGTCATCCTCTTTAAACCAGTCTCAATGTATTTAATAAATCCTTCCCGAGTATCAAATTTAAAATCCTCACAAAAGGTATTACATATCTCAGCAAGCTTTTTACATAAAGCCCATTCCCTTGTATTACTTTCGTTTATTTTACGAACTCCTCTATGCTTAAGCTTTATACGAGTAGCATATAATATATCGGCAACAAGGGAAGCATTACCCTTAGATGCTAGTAATATATTAGTTACTTTCTTAGTTGTCCCTTTATTAGAAACAACCACTGCTCTAGTATTTATTGCCTCTTTTCGTGCAATAACAAAAAAAGCCTCAACTGGGAAGTTATCTACCTCTAAGGTATTTAATATTTCCTCAAATTGAGACTTAGTAATGTGAATACTGGGTTCTCTCATTTTACTCTATTACAAACTAAAACACCATTAATACAACCCTCGTTATTATCTATTGGGCATTTCTTCCCATAAAGGTTTTTAGTGGGAGAACCAAATGATACATAATATGAACCTCTATTGGTACCTACATACCAAGTAACATTTTCGGGTAAGTTTAAAGTATAATCCCTAACTTTACCATCAACCATCTCACATCTGAAAACCATATTCTTCCTTGGTTGGGGTTTTTCAAACCAACTTACAACTGGGAAGAAATATCCCATAATTAAAAGAGCAGCCAAAACTATTGAAGTCTTAACTACATAATCGATTATCTTCATCATATCATTAATATTTTAAGTTATATAATATAATAGGTAATCCTTACTCCAAAGAGTTTCGGATTTGAATTAAATCTTGATAACTTTGATACCTTGTTTGATATACTAACCTAAGAGTTTCCTTTCTCCCTAAATCGTTTACATCTTTTCCTTCTGGTAAAAACACCACCTTGACTTTTTTATAGGCAACAAGTTTGAGCGCAAGATTGATTGCGTATTTCTTGGCGTCTGGGTCCAGCAATATAATAAATCTTTCGCATGAGGATTTAAGTAATTCATTGACTTGATATCCAGATATAGCTTTACCCATTGTGGCAATTCCTCTATCCCCAATAGTAAGGGCATTGAGTGCACCTTCACAGATGTATACCGACCTATACATCTCCAACGCATCATAATTAAATATGATAAATTCTTTGCCAACTCCTGTGATATCTTTGTTAGGGTTGTTATACCGAGGACCTTGCCCGATAACATTTCTCGCGTTATAATATCTAAGTTGTCCTCTGTAATAAAAGGGTATAATGAGGTACCCAAAGTAAGCCCCCTTCGTCGCATAGCCAACTCCATGCTTAGACAACTCAGAGATGACAAAGCCACGGCTCTTGACATATCCTCTAATGCTTTTTGCAACTTGTGACTGGCCAATGTTAAGGATTCTAAATCCTTCGGGTAAATACAAAGGTTTGGCTTCTGCAAGTTCAACCTTTTCTTCGTGAAATTCAAGCTCATCAAATTTTCCACTGTTTAAGAAGTTAATTAATTCATGGTATGTTTCGAATCCTTCTATATCCATAACCAACTGTGAAGGATTCGGATGTTCATTACATCTGAAGCAATTGGTTCTATACATTGATAAGTTAACTCCCATTTTTAATTCTCTGTGACAGTAAGGGCATACTGGGAGTTTCATCCAGCCATGTTTATAATCAAATGCTCCAAGTCTTTTAATAAAGTAAGTCTTAAGTCTAGACTTAAACTGATTTGTTATTTTCATGGTTTCTAATTGCTTTACGAATTACTTTTCGTATTCTCTTTAAATCCTCAACATCTAAGTTACTGATAGAAGTTGTTTGCCAACCATTATGAGATATTTCTAAAGCTAATCCATCAGTCCATCTGTCTTTTACTACTTCTACATTTTTAGTTCTCATTCCTCTTTTTCTTTTTACCACAGATTCTACAATAGGTTCTCGTACAATACTTATTATAATACTGAGCCCTCTTTCTACCTCCTTTGTGTGAAAATATAGCTCTTCGAGGTTTCTGTCGGGTTTCCCACCAATGCTCGGTTACCCAATCATGAATACCGAGTTTGCATTTATATATCTCCAGTTGTCCTTTCCCTTTTCTTGGAATCAGCATCAGGATTACCTTTCTTAAAAGATTCTTCAAGTTTCTTACCATATACTTCATCATAATTCTTTCTTTGTTCTTTAGTAAACTCTGTACATCTTTGCCTTTCTACATCACACCTAAATAAGGCTCTACCAGAAGGAAGACCATCCCTTTGTACTACAATCTCTGAACGAAGGATATTATCTTTCTCTTCTTGCTCTGTACTGTTAAGACCCATTATAAATTGAGCATTACGAACAATTGCAATAGAACCGGATATATCATTCTCATCATACTTGGTTGCTTGATGTTTCTTACCTTCACGAGTAATATGATGAGCAGTCCATACAACATCTAAATGCAAATCCTCAGCAAGATTCTGTAAGTCAATATATACATTTGAGATTCTATCAAAATCCTCTTTATCCTTTGCAATAGAAGCAAGCTTCCCTGCATAGTCAACCATCAATACCTTAATATCAATCCCTTGGCTCCTAAGAGTAAGTATCTTCTCCCTTATATAATTGCAGTCAGTAATTAATGCAGGTACTCTTTCAACGATTAATTCAACTCCAAACCTTGCAAGTTTTCTTAAATGCTTAGCCTCGAGTTTATCATAATCTCCAGTATATAATTCCTTCTTAGTTTTATTGATACTGGATTGAATGAAACGGTCCATGATTTGTTCTTGACCATTTTCTGTATCCACATAATAAACTGACTTCTTCATTCTAAGGTAACCTCTTGCAAGGTTAACCATGAAGAATGTTTTCTTTGCTTTAGGTTTATCCAAGATTACATTGATTGATGCACCTGGGAATCCTCCCGCATTGGTTAAATCGTTTAGTTGCCTAAATGGGCATGGTACTACTGAGGGTTCTGCCTGCCTTTTAAATTGACGTTCAGTAACATCTCGAATCATGAATAAAGGTTCATCCTCCTGTTTAGGTCTACTTCTTTGTAAAACCTTCTCTACCTTTCTAGAATATTCTTCGTACTGTTCGAAGTTATCTAAGTCGAATGAATCATTTAAGTTCTTCATTTCAACATAAGTAGAGAACTGATAGATTTTCTCTTTAATATATTCTGAATCAGATAATTGAATTGAATAAAGATTTTTGATAACCTTCTCGATGTTTGGGATATCATCCTTAGTAACCAGGTCAACATAGTTTTTAGATTCTAGCATTTCTCTGAGTACTTGTTTAAGGACATTCTGTGAGGGTATCTTTCTTTGCTTCTTGAAGTATTTAAGTATACCCTCACAAATTAAGGAATGTTCGATAAGTACTAAGTAGCTTGGTTTTATTCTGCTTAATACTAAACCTCCTTCCTTATCTTGAATGATGAACCTGAGAATCTCTAACTGAAAGTCAGGTGCAAAGCTAAATTTAATTTTATTCTTTTTCATACATTATTATATTGCAATATTATATACTAATAGATTTTGATAGTCCTCATGTAGTTCTGAACTCATGTCCACAATATCTAGTCTTCTTATCCTCAGCCGCTCGGTGAAATTTTTTGATATTCTTATATTATATAAAATATATTTATTATATTTGCATAACGAAATACTTAAAGAATATGAGGAAATGTAATGGAAACAATGGTTCAGAGCTTCATAGATTAAAACCCATGCAGGATTATGATGAAGCAATGTTTAATAGGTTATACAAAGTTTGTAAGCCAGTTATTCGGAACCTTACCAAACAGATTGATTACAAAAGGTTTAACCTTACTCCAGATATAATATCTTCTTATTTCTGGGATAAAATGTTATTTGTTTTTAATAAGTACTACGGTACTTGTAGTGAAGAACATCTTAAAGCAAGAATCCTTTCTTCTCTTGCTACATTTAAGAATAAGCTTCTTCGATTTGCCTATGGAGAGATTGCAGAATACAATCAGAACCTATTCAAACTTGAAGACTTATTTGATAATGATAAAGAGTTAGAGGATGACGATGAAGAAGTTAAGGCTAAGGAAGAAATGCTTGAATTATTATATAAGTATATGAAAGAGAAGTTATCTCCCGATGCCTATATGGTATTTGAAGTATTACTTACTCCACCTCCTTATATTAAAGAACGAATCAAGGATGGAGAAAGAATCACCAATATAATGTTGGTTGAGTTCTTTGATATGCCTAGAACTAAGAAGTCAGTTAAATACATAGGAGAACTCAAACAGGATATCTTATATTGGGAAGAGAAAGCTAAGGAAGAACTTCACTACTAACACAAAAGAAAAGGGGCGTTTCCCAACGCCCCTTTCTCAACATCATAAATTAAAAGTTCTTTGTCAACAATATAAGTAGTTAAGACATATTATTATAGTTTTATAATATATGCCAGTACGTAGTACGGTGGTCTATTCTCATGAGGTTGACCTCCACCTGCAGCTCGGGTATCATGGTCCCAAAGTGCTACATAAGAATTATCCCTATCGGTTTTACTACTACCATAAAGGTTATTACCAATCCACTGACTACCATTAATACCGATACCATCGTAAGCCTCAATAAAGTAAGCATCTGCAAAGTTGTGAACGTGAGAAGGTATCTCCTGAGTAGAAAGAGTTACTTTCTCTTGGCCACCAGTATTACCAATCAAATTATAATCTTCATTACCGGATGACCAACCTACAATGAATTTACCCGATAAGTCTGGTGTCTGTAAGTCTTCTACAATCTGACCATTACATAAAGCCCAGCCTTCTGGTACGGAAACTCCATTCCACATTGCAATTAATCCTCTTGGTATATTGGCTCCTGCCATACCACCAAGCTTTTCATCAATGTAAGCCTTGATATCAAAATTAGGGAATCCTTGCAATAGTCGTAAGAGAGTTTCTATATTTGCTTGTTGCATTCCATGGATAGCAGTATTATATTCTACTGGTTGGGGAAACTTCCCTGCATAGGGAACAATAGAATATTTCTCTACTGTGTTATCCATTGAGTTGGTACCTTGACCATATATACCAATCAATACCATTGAGGATTTGTCTACCAAACCTTGAGATACTGAAGCCATAGCTCTATTCACTAGAGACTCATATGATAATTCATTATCTTCTAGTACGTTTGTTTTTGATAAGTTTCTAGTATCCTTAGGTGTTGGATATAGTGGGTCTACAGATCTCTTGTACAGAGAATAGAACGAATTAGACTCGTTCCAGAAAGCCCTGAACTGTACTGGGTTCTGTACTGGTTCTTCTAAGGGTGTATGATAAGCAAATACAATTACATCCTCATTAGAACCCTTTGAGCCTTCAATATTAGGTATACTAATATTAGCACTATCAGAAATGTAGATTGTACCATCTCTTGCTATACAACCAAAGTTTGTATCTGGTCCTTCACCAGAATCTGCAGCCTTAGTCATATATCTTGAAAGGATTCTGTCCTTCATTGCTTGATATGCAGGAGATGTAGGTTCTCCATTAGGTAAGAGAGTGATTGCATTATTTACAATCGTTGCTGAGCCAAATCCACAAAATGGACCCATGCCTACGGGTGCAGCTATTGCTTCAGCTGCATCCTTAGACTTTATTATACCTTCATAATCAAAATACGTTTTCATAATGTATCTTCGTTATTGTTATTATTCTTATATTCTTTCGATTGGTTTTTCATATCTTGGAAAGCCTCTCCTACAGCCTTGAACTTGAAGGTTATTAATTTCCAAAAGATAGACCAGATACTGTACTTCTTTTCTACACCATGTAGAGTACAGATGTGATTATAAATGCTATCTATCTCGAAACAGTAACATAATACCATTACCGTTATAGATACTGTTATTGGATTTAATCCGTAAGGTTCTCCGATGGCTTTACCTATTACGGCACCCAGTAAGATGTAACACAAGTAATCAATGATTTTATTAAGAGTTCTTCTCCCGGCTCTAGATTTTCTTATTTCAATCTTCTTTGCCCTACTTGCAGATATACCAAACCAGAAGTCTGCAAGGATTAGTACAAAGGCTAATAAAATCATCCACCTTAAATCAAAGATAATGGCATAACATTCAGAAGTAAATCCAATGATACCAGTTTTAAATAGTGTGTTAAAAGAGCTGCTTTCCATTTTGTTTATTCTATTTTAAGTGACCATTCTGTTCCTTCCGGAACTAATATATTAATACCTTGTTCCGAAATATCATTGGATTCCCAAGTAAGTTCTGTCTTATCAACTACATCCAACAGGTTTACTATGAATACTGCTTTAACTGCAGGATTAGCTTTCACATAGAAAGTATGTTTACCTGGTAAATTAGTAAAGAATTGATAAGGGCTTGGATGAACTACATCTGGAGCTGTCTCATATACAATATCTGAAACTTCTCCAGTATCTGAAGTACAGGTTACGATAGTAGATACTTCTTGTATATCCTTACTTAATTCTGCACTTACTGGATTACAGGTTAATGTATACTTAGGTATAACATCTTTAACTGTAAGATTAACTACGGAGCCTTGATAGTAAAATTCATAACTACCTGCTTTATCCATAGTAATAATAATATTTGAATCATAGGTTTCAGAAAAACCATCAAGAATTATACCAGTTATAACAGAACCACCGTCTCCCCAACGTAAATAGAATTGACAGTTCTTAGATTTAGTTAATTGATATCCTGCCTTGATATACTTCCCTGCATCTTCTGCTTCTTCTGAGTAGGGTTCTAATTCATACCAATTCTCATCATCTTCATTCAAGGGTTCTAACCATAAGTATGATTGAGGAGCTGGTACATAATCAAGTACTTCTACTTCTACAGACTTACTGGCATCCCCTACAGATTCAAATTTATAACTACCAGCTTCATTGAATTGGTATTCTGTATTTCTACCATAATAGAAATCAGGACCAACTACATAACGGTCAGTTAATTTTGTAGTTCCCAATTTTACCCAAGTACCCTGAGTATTCTTTTTGTAGATTGTTACTTCGGTATTAAAATAATAACCTAAGTTTGCACTTTCAAAAGTAGAATAATAAATACCAGATGTAACCCAAAGATTAACTGATGCAGAACCTTGGGCATTTAGGTTTAATCGTTTATTAGATACACCTATATCATAGGTAATTGTATAACCTAGTCTATAAGCTACTACAGTACCATAATTACTTGTATTACCAGAATCATCTTTGGTACATCTGAATTGGAATGTACCAGTAGTGGTTGGTGCCCACCTTTGACCATTACGAACTAAGATACCTGGGTCTGAAATACATACTGCGATTAGTTGGCTAGTATCTTCATTAGGGTCTGAAGAACGTATGGTTATTAAAGATTTCTCACCATTGGTAAGATTAATGTTTCTTGGTTCACAGAGTACTGTGTAGTTAGTAGCAATAGCAGTTACGGTTAAGGTTACTTTCTTTGCTGGGAAGTCTGCAATAACCCATTCATAAGTACCAGCAGAAGTTATTTCCCAAATAGAACCAGAATCCTTAGTTTCATAAGTATTAAGTAACTGTACAGATACAGGTTTGATATTGCCCTGATAATTCATGTTAGCAGTTACCTTTACTTTGATTACTGGATTAGTACCAGTAATTACCAAGTTATCTGGGTCTGTTCCTCCCTCAACTATGTCAGCATAGATATGATAAGATTTAGTGTAGTATTCTAAACCTATATCTACATGGGTAGTTACTGAATTATCTCCTACGCTCCTGAAATAATATCTTTGGTTACCTTTTCTTGCATAGAAGATAGAACCACTTTCGTATTTCTTTGAGCTCCATTTGTTCTCAGCTGGGTCATATCCAGTTACTTGATACCTTAAATCAGCATCATCATAGTCTGATGTAATTGTTACTCTGATAGGTACTTCTGTTATATGTCCGGTTACAATCTTTGCAGGACTGATAAGTGGCTCAGCTACAATCTTATAATTGTATGCTAAGTCAAATCCATAAGCAATCTTACCAGATACGTTGTAAGGTAAGAATCTATCAAACAGTTTATCAATTGATTGTTTGAAAGCTTTAAATTCCTGAGTAGGGGAAGTAAAGCCATGACCACTTATAGAAATACCTACCTCTATACATTGAGCACAACCATAAATCTTATCATGGTTATACTTGTCGTACTGAGAATAATCGGTATCATATAATGGGTCTACCTTTTCCCATTTATCCATTGCTCCATCTGTTGGGTCTGTAATTGTACAAGTTAACCCATACATATTGAAAAGAATTTCGAAGAACTTTCTTGAGCCTCGAATCTTGAGTAATGAGATTGAATATTTTAAGATAGTTCGAATCTGTTCATTACTTAAGTTGGGAACTCCTTTATGTTCTCCGGTTCTAGCAAATGGCAATGCTCCCAAGAACTCCCAGAGGTAGTTTAAATACCTCTGCTGAGTTTTATCAATATCGATTATATCTAGAATATTATCAATATCTTTAGTTATATCTTCTTGGAAATAGTTACCACAAATTTCTAGAAATCTTTCTAATATGCCCTTACCGTCGACTTTATAAGTATCTTGCTCTTTAAATTCGAAAGGTAAGAAATCAATTAGGTTTTTAAGATTTATCATAAGCTTATACTATTTCGTTTACTTTAAGTGTTAACTGACTTGAGTCTTCGAATACCGGGATATTATAACCAGGGTCTGTGTAATCCCTGTTTGGTTCTGCAATGGTTATGGTATACCTGAATCCAGATTGATAACCATTGTCCTGAATATCAAGGGCAAATATAAATCCATTTATAGTATCCCTGATTTGTGTAGTCTTACCTACTTGGCCATCATAAGAAAATCCTCCCTTAACTGAACGTACTGTAAATTGAGTACCTGAAGAGAAAGATATAAAGTAGTCCATAGAACCATTAGCCTCATCCAATTGGAATTGACCAAGGATTAATTCCTTGTTACCATAGATTGTTGTAGGCCAAGGTTTAGTATAGAATTTCTTTAGGTGTAGGTAATCTACTGATTCGAGATTATCAATGAGTGCATAGATATCAGAGATTCTTACGCTGCCACCAATGTCTGAGTTCTCCGGAGAATAAGCATTAAATAAAGCACTGAGTATTTGAGATTGAATCTCTGAAGTCTTATAGGACTTCTTACCAGTAACTTCTACATCCAAGATAATATTTACTTTACCTGCAGACTTAACGGTTAACCAAGTAGTAAGTGGTGAGTTCTGATGTAATACATCATATACTTTTTGAATAAGGTTAGAGTCAGCAGTAGCACCATTATCAGGAGATATATAAACGATTAGTTTTCTACCACATTCGTATTCTGCCTTTGCCTTACTAACCCCATCAACCAGTTTAGCTAAGTCTATGAAGTCCTGTTTGGTAATAGCTACTCCCATAGTCTTTACACTCAAAGGTATGTGTTCCTTGAGCATACTAAAATTCTCATAGGATGAACCTCCACCTGCAGCATAAGTATTAGATACAGTAGCATCTGTTACTGATGAAGATATAACTGAAGGTACAGAAGTAATCATACCAGATTTTACATTACCATTGATACCAGTAGTAAGGTAGAACTTAACCTCAGATATCTTGGCATTAGCTGCAGGCTTCTGTCCATATTTACCATCACCAAATAAGATATATGGATTTAAAGCTTCATCCATAGTAACCATGAAATGTTTATCGGTGGGTTTTGAATAAGCAAAGGTATTTACCAATACCCAAGATTCTCCACCAATCTTCATACTCATAGTTCCATGTTCGTAGTACTTACCATTAGGTAATGTACCCAGGGTAATAGTTACCCTTTCATCTGAAGGTATAACCATTCCATTTATCTGGCTTTCTGTATATAATTCATGTTGTACAACTGGAACTTTACAAGTAGTTACATTAGCATACCAAGTTACATCCCTAGAAGATAACCATTTGTTACCATTAGAATCTGTAAATAAAGTTCCAGAAGGTATAGTTAATTTAGCACCAATAGAATCTCCAGATACATCCCTGGATACTACCAAATCTACTGATGCTGCAATAGCACCTCTTGCATGATAATCTACCAAAGCTCCATGCCTAACTACTGAACTGTATTTACGAGCAGTAGGTAAGAAGGATTCCCTTGCCATATTATCAATGTAGTAGTGAAGAACTTCGGCAATTGCCGCAAACAATGAAAGGATAATGATTAATATATTTCCTTCCGAGTAATCAGTTACGAGTACATTGCCATCTTTGTCTTTGATATTCGTAAGTGATTCTATCAGCTTGGCCTTAATCTGTTGGTAAGACCTCTGATAAGGGTTGAGCCATTTATTAGTGATTCCCATATTAATAAGAGTTTAATGAATTTTCATTTTTATCATAGGTCAGGTACAGGTACTGACTAGTAGAAGTTTCATTAACTACATAATGAACTTCTATGTTTATTTTAGCACCTTGTCTAGAAACGGTGATACCCTTAAAGGTAATCCTTTGTTCCCATGCACCAATTGAGCTTTTAATAAACTCTTTAATAATAAAACTTAGGGCTTGTGTATTTGGCTCTTCTATACATTCCCATAGGCGATTCCCAAAGTTTTCCTGTCGAAATCGTTGTCCTATTAAATAATACATTATAGAGCTTATATTATTTCTTACCAAAGCCATATCACCATTAACAGGATACCAACCTGTTTCACCCTTTTCGTTTCTTGTAAGTTGAATAGGGAATATCATACCCTTTCCAACAATGTTAGTAAGATAGTTATCCATTAGTGTATACATTTAATGTCCTCATAATCTTCTTGTTTGAAAGTAGAGAACGGTTGACTTGCTTGAGTTACGGTAGGACCTGAAGAACCAGGTCCAGTAGTTACACCCGAGTGTACGTGAGAATTGAATAAAGTTCTTAGAGTTTCCAGTTCTTTAATGGTATTATTGAGTTTCTCGGTTAGTTCTTTGATATTAACTACTCCTTGATTCTCTCCCTTATTTAAGATTACTGTATCACCAGAACCTACACTTACATCTCCTTGTGCTTGAATAGAAATGTTTCCCTTAGCAGCAATGCCTACATCTCCATTTATATAAACAGTTAGCTTTCCATTATCATCATCAAGTACCATTACATTTCCTTCTGGAGTTATAATACCCATTTTATTAGGACCATCCAAAGGGTCTGGTATTTGTTGTAGTCCCCAACCATGATATTCCCATAGGGGTTTAGTTGGGTCTCCAAATTCAAAAGTAACAAATACTATATCTCCAACCTTAGGAGCTAAGTACTTGAACCCATTGTTGATAGAACCATGTTGGCCTTTTGCATAGGCCCATGTAATAATTCCACCCATGACTTCTGGACAGCATATCTTGATACGGTTCATATGTTTCTCCGTATCATTATTATCTACCACTATGCCACGGTAGACAGAGTAGTATCTACCTAAACCTTCGATACCCTCTTCTGTTAATAGTTTAGCTGTTGAGTACATTATTTCTTGTTGGATTTATATCGTTCATAAGCTTTCATTGCCCAATTAAACTCATCAAAGTTATACCTTTCTTTCATAGAAGGAGTAACCTTCGATTGGTCTGCCTTTACCACATTGGTCTTACCATAGATTGCTGTACCATTTGAAGTTACTACTGTACCTTCTGTACGAACTGTACCTGCAGCAAGAGCCTGAGGGTCTTTAGCATTTATCTCATCATAATAGAACTTATTCTGTAAGAACTCTCCTGCACCTTTCTTATCGATAATTCTACCCTTATCATCCATGTATCTTTCTACGAAGTATACTACTTCATTGTAGGTAAAGTCATGTACAATATCGGAAGCATTAGCAGTATTCTTCTTGTTCTTACCAAAGTCAGTTTTAGCAGAATCCTTAGCATCATTACTTACAATGTCCTGAGTACTAAGTTGGGTCTTAGATGTAGTCTGTCCATCCCTTGCATTATTCTTAACCAAGTCTAATGTACAGAGATAACCTTGACCTGCATCCATTGAATGTTGTACTGACTTGATATACCAAAAGCCTGACCACCTTTTTCCTACATTCTCTAAAGATATTATCTGAGAAGATTGTAATGAAGGTCTACCTACTACAGTCATTTGGCATACCAACTTTCTTTCGGATATCTTAAGACCTCCATTGGCATTAGCATTCATTGCCCAAGTAACCTTATCTGCTCCGCCGTATCTACTAAAGAGATTATGATATAACTTATAGATTGGTACTAAGAATGGTACCTTCTTCATTCTTCGTATCTTAACTTTAGCTTTAACCTTTCGAGTCATAGTGGGTGTAGTAACTCCATCTCCAGAATACTCTACTTTATAGGTATCAGGGTATACAGTAATATATGGATTCTTTTCCATTGCAGATATACCTCTCTGAGATTGGTTATCTATCATTTGTTTTTCATAAGGATTACTTGAAAAAGTTCTGATATTCACCATGTGAGTTATAGTTCCACCTTCTGGGTCATATTCTCTTGGGTCTACCCATTCTTCTGCAAGGTATTCCATTTTATATTCTCCAGTAAATAGGTATCTTTCGTTTTCTAGTAATTGCCTAAGATTACTTTCTAACTCTTTACCGTTCTTAGAGTTCTTCAAGATTTGCTGAATAACCCTTTTCTTATCGTTCGGTAAATTGTTTACAGCAGTATTAATTGCTTCTCGATATTGCTCAGTACTCAGATTATCTAAAGCCTCTTGTTTACCTGCATTGTAAGCAACATAGGGTTTCTGAGAACCATACTCTTTCATTGCAGAATTATACTTTTGAGCTTTAGCTCCATACCTTTGTTCAGCTTCCATCTCGGCAGCAATATTAGTAGTAGGATGACTACGATAATCTTCGTAAGGTACACTACCATAATTTACTACCATTGTATTATCTACTTGAGCTACAAATGGTTTGAGTAAAGTTACTTCCTCTTTCTCTTTTTCAGGTTCTGTGATATCTGTTGAACCTACAATTAAACCTTTATCTTCTGGGTCTAAGGCTTGAGTTAATTGAGCCTTTACCCTTTTGGTTACTTTCTGAGTAGCGAATGATACTCTAAGTACTTCTCCATTTTCTGATTGGTAAATATAATTGTATTCTGGTTCTTCTTGAAACTTACGGTTGTGTATGTATATTACACCATCCCGGGAATCAATATACCAAGGACCATTTGCATACCCTTTCATCTTTTGTTCTAATTGAACTAAGATGTTATTTCCTATTAATCCCAAGTCACTATCTATCAAGGACTTTAAATCACTGGGCATAGCTACTTGAGCTACTCCACTAAACCGGTTAGCGTAAAGTATCTTTCCAGTAGTAGTTCGACTTTGTTCTGTCGGGACCTGTAGTGACTCGTAAACTTTATTACTTATTATTTGTTTAGCCATTACTGAAATATTTCTATGATTACGCCTATATCATCATTACAACCATTATCCAAGAAGTTGGATAAACTGTGTTCTGATAAATCCGAATGAGTATAAGGTGGTTGGAATCTTAAATCTCCAACTGTATCTATACACTTAATCGTCACATGAGTACCAGTAGAATCGAATACACAATCCAAATCTCTAACCTTGATACTTCGTACTGGGCTAGAGATAAATTGACCATCTGGATATATGTATCCCCACTGAAGGTAAATAATTGAGCTTTCCTGGAGATCTTCGATATCTACAGTATCGGGGTCTCCAGTATCAAATGTAATGGTAGCTAAGTTCTCTTTCTCCTCATCATACTTGTAGCTCCAATTACTTATATAAGCGCCAAGAGGTATGCCAGTAATGGGATTCATTATAGGCATACCTCCAGAATTGAACAGAGCCATGTAAGGTGTTGCTGTTCCATTATAAAGTATTGGTTGGTTAGGTTTTCTAGTTGCCGCCATACATAGGTATTCTTAAAATTTGATAAGGTTCTAATTCTTGAAAAGAGTTCAAGATATTATTAGCTTCAGCAATCAGGTACCACTTACCAGAATCACCATAATAACGATGAGCAATACTCTGTAGGGTTTCTCCATCTAATACAGTATGTTGTTTATCGTTATCTGTATAAGGAACATTAGGAGGAGTTACCTCTAAAGAATAATCTCCTTCATCATACTTAAGAGCAATAGCTCCATCATAAGGACTTGCTCCTGTCATGTATTGATTTAAGTCTATCATATCTGTATCCCTTTCGTATTCTTTAAGTCTTCTTCAGTTACAATATCCTGATAAGATAAGTTATAAGCACTTACTCTTTTGAAGATTAATTCCTGAGTTGCAGCTGCAGGCAATAACTTTAAATCCTCAATTGTACATGACTTACCTGCTACTCGAGTCCTTGAAGCATTTCTGAAATTATTCAGGGTATAGGTTGCAGATGTAAGAATGTACTGATGATTATCGAATATACCAGAACTACCCCACTCGATTTTTAAAATCGGAGGGCTTGCTTGATAAGAGTTTGCCTTAGTCCACATTTCCAATAATCGGCATTTAGTAATTACCTCTTTTGGATTATCTGGGTCATTACAGAACCAAGATACATTGAATTGAATTATATCTTCACTACCAGTATAATGGTACATGGGAGTATTACGTCCCATTGATTTAATCGTTGCCCAAGTAGTTTCTCCTCGGAAATCAATTGAAGGTGGTCTGTTCTGAAGAGTGATATATTGATATGGGCTAGCTGTAAGATTATAAATCACTACCTGATTCATGTTTCTTACTTCTGGCATTACCAAGAAGAGTTCTTTATTCTTCGTAACATTCTGGCCTTTAGCCGGGTCCATTTCTTCGTATCCAAATGGAACTCCACCTTCTATTTGATGTTTTAATTCCATTCGATATTGAGCCTGAATCCTTTGATTTAACTTAGGATTCTTTGAATTAGCTCTGGGTCCGAATGGGTTATTTGGGTCATATACTTTACCCTTATCTGCAGTATCTTTAGGCAAGGTTGAAGTTGCCCTATTGAGATAGATTCTGGCCCTCCAAAGTTTATTTAAAGGACCAGTAAGAACTCCTGCAGAATCTCTGGTAAGGTCATTGTATTTTTCAACAACCCCACCTGCTATCCGATTTAATATTCTTGCCATGATTGTTTAGTTTAATCCCAATGATATACCAGTAAAATCTTGTTGGCCACCAGGAGCAAAGTCTCCAGCTTCATTTCCATCTACTGATATATTAATTCTTGAATCCTTAAATCCATCTCTGATTGCACTCCTAACGGCATCAACAAAAGCTTGTTGATTTCTATCCTGAATAGAAGCTTTAGTTTCTTCAGAGGTTAAAGCCGCAGTATTCTTATCCACAGAATTTGTAAGACCACCGATTACTTCGATTAATGCAGGAATAGCTATAGAAGCTAGTAGTCCCCAAGGCCCACCTAAGAATCCTAAAAGTCTACCACCAAGTAATCTAGCACCAAATCCCATAGCACCTTTCTTAGCAATCTGTTGGCCTGCAGTTTTAGTTACGGTAGAACCTACTGCTGCTCCAACCCCTGCTCCTGCAAGAGTACTCATTGAAGTAAATCTTCCTCTTGCATCTCTTGCTACTACAGTACCTTTTCGGGTTTTACCTATGGTACCTCCCATTGGTAATGCAAAGAATTTACCTGGAGCCATTTGCATAGCAGTCATTCTCATCATCATTGCTGAGATATTTCTCATGTGACCTTCAAGGATTGAAGCTTGAACATTAGTTCTTACCATACCTTCTGCCATACCATTAGTTTCTGAAGTAGCTAAAGCCTGGAAGGTACTAATCATCTTGATAGTACCCTGAATAAACTTAAATCCCTGATATAGAGTACCTACTACTGCACCAGTTGCAACTACCTTTACCAAGAACTTACCTGCCCAAGTTTCTTGTATACTGTTAATAATCTTTAGGATACCAGAACCCAATTTAAGTACTGGGCTAAAGACTTCAGCAAGTGTAGAACCTGCAGTTACAATAAAGTTCTCCCAGTTTGATTTAAACTGTTCGATAATACCAGCAGGAGTTTGTAATCTTTCTTGAGTTAAGTTTTCTACTGTACCGTTTGCACCTGCAACCTTATCCATAAGTTCTGTAAGCTTATTAGCTCCAGTCCAGTAATCCTGAAGTAAAGCTGAGGCAGCTCTTGTACCACGAACTCCAAAGATATTGAATAAAGCAGAGGAGATATCTATTCCTCGTTTACCTCTAAGTTTATCTCCCAATATAGATATAATCTTATCTAATCTCAAAAGATTACCCGAGGCATCTACTAGAGTTTTTGGGTCAATGCCTAAAGATTTTAGCATCTCACCACCTCCCTTTTTCTGCCCGGTTACGGAAAGTGTTAAATAGCGCATCATGTTTGCTAATGCAGTACCAGCTGATGAAGCTTGGATACCTTGATTACCAAGTACTCCAATGGCTGCAGCTGCATCACCCATACTGATTTTGGCATTTCTAAATTCTGCTCCTGAATATTGGAAAGATTGGGCAAGGTCTGTTAGAGAAATATTTGCAGAGGTTACTGCAGTTGCCAATTGGTCTACTACCTGAGTAGCATTCTGTGAAGGTATATTAAAGGTCTTCATGATGTTAGTCACCAAGTCAGCAACTCCACCTTTTTGACCAAGAGGCATACTGAAGATAGAAGCTAGCTTAGCTGCAGGGCCAATCATTCTTTCGATTTGCTCTACATTGTTACCAGCCATTGCCAAGTACCTTTCGCCTGATGCAATATCTGCAGCAGTAAGAGGAGTTACCTCATTGACTTCTTTGGCTACTTGCATTAGCCTTGCCTGTTGAGCAGCATTAGCTCCAGACATTTTAGAAGCTAAGAATACTTGGTCGTATACCCCTGCAGAATATTGGTAGGCCCTTGCCATACCTCCAACCAATTCTTTTCCAAACTCAAAAGCATTAGAGGTTGACATTTGAATACCTCGATTCCAGGTATTCATATCGTTCATCATTGTTCTGAATGAATTCGATATTCTGCCAGCCTCATTAGAGAATCGGTCTCTTAATACCATTGCAACACCGACCTCGACTAAGCTTCTTCTGTCTATCATTTTCTAGTTTTCTTTTTTAAGTTTTCATAATACTCATCGGCTATATCCTTAAATCTTTTCCTTTCTCTATACGGAAGACGCAAAAAGCTGAGATAGTCAATGGCTACCTCAGCTCTACATATATAAGTGAATGTACCTGGATGGTCTACGCTTCCGTCAGGTAGAAAAAAGTCGGTGAAAGCATTATAGGATACTTATCAATTCTTCCAGGTATACTCGGATGTTCTACATCGGTATTACCATCGAAGACTGGGTCATAAGCAAAGATTGTTTTACGAATCTCTGCAATATCTCTTACTGAGAATAAATGGAAGCTTTCTACCTTTTCCCATTTACCATCAATCTGAAGATGTAAGTTCCTTGCAATCAATGCAGCATTGCGAGTTTGTTTTTCTACGGGCAAAGTAACCAACATCCTTTCTCCTGCACCTGTAAGCAAATCGAATTTAACTACCTTACCTGAAGATAGAGTTACTTCATAATCAGTAAGCTTACCTGGTTGAGGATAATAGGGGATAGCATTGGGTTTATCTGCCAATTCCTTTTCTGTAGGAAGTTCTCCATAGTTATCGAATAACATTTCACTTAAGGATTGACCATAAGTTTGTACTCCACCTTCTTGGCCCCAATCATATTCGAATTCTACTTCATCACCGAGTGAAAAGATTCGTGATTGGAATAAGATACAGTACCGGTCATTCAAAGGTATACGGTCTGCATCTTCTACCGTTAATCTACGAGTACCAGTAAAGTCTGTATCGACTACGATTGCCTGAATGAACTTAGTAAGGTTCATAAGGTTTCTTACATCCATAGGATTAGATAAGATATCCTCATCTGCACCATTCTGTTCCCTGATTGAGTATCTATAACCTGATGGGGTTATGAACTCATGTGTTCTACAATTTAATTCCATGTTTAAATAAGTTATTTGGTTATACTTTAGTTCATAGTGTTCGCTGTAACAACAAGAAAGGGGTGAGCCCTTTCTAGGAATCCCACCCCTCCCACCTAAAAATCTTAGTGAAAATAGACTAAGCGTTTTTAATACTTATCTACGGTACCTACTGAGAATTCGATACTTTCGATAGTGTTCTCTGAAGCCATTCTGTCCAAGTCTAAACCTGTAATCTTACATGGCCATACCTCTTCGAAGAGGTGGGTGTTAAGTACGGAAACTCCATCTTCAGCAAGTTCATTTACGATTACATTTTCCCAGTATTGGCTTGGTACCAAACCTCCACCAGCAATCATATCTTGGCATGAATAAAGCCAATCATGAAGCCATGTATCTGAACCTGCAGTAGTTAAAAGTTTACCTACTACTAAGTTACCTACAGTAACTCTACCGGCAGTTTTAACGTCCCGGTTAACGTCTCCATGAGCAACCTGGTCAATCTCTACATCTGGCAAAGTACAAGTTTGGAACAGATAAGTATTGATTGGGTGCTTAGGGAATGTGATACTCCAAAGGAATTTCTTTCTTGGATTCTTTACTTTTGCTCCCATGTTTTCTTAATTTTATTCGTTAACGTCCTGAATGGATACGGACTTAGATGCTTGGTCAATATAGATACCCATAGTGATTTCTTGCATCGGAACGATATCCTTGAATTTCAGGATTGCTTTGTATTTACCTTGACGAACATCGGCTTCATTGTTAACCGATAAGTCATTGTACGAGTTAGCATCTTGGTCACCCATCCAGGTGTATTCAGACATGGCATCTTCATCTACCAAGTTATCCAGCATTGGTTTAACTTCTAGATAAATCTTATTCCAGGTGTTCCAGATATTTGGTTCTTCCAAATACTTTTCTAGAATAGGTCTAAGATTCTTTTTGAGATACAGATTCAATCTTACAATTGCAAGAAATCTTTCTGAATCTTGTTTTACCTGAGAAGAGAAACAATGCCATAGCAAAGTCTGTTTACCTTGGTTAGGAACATCCTTGATACAGATTATGTTTACATAATTCTGTGCTAACTCATTGAGTTCCTTAGTTCTTGAAGGAGAACCATAATTTGGGCATACTGGACCATTACCATCATAGATAATGCCCCGATTCATACCAGCAAATGATTTCCAAGGTCCAAACTGAGAAGCAGAAGCATCTCCTAATCCTGCAATGGTACCAAGAACATCTGAATCTACCAAGTTACCGTCGGCATTATAGTATTTAATACCACCACCAAAGTAAGCAACATACTTACTGTTACCTACAGTACCAAGGCAAGTCTGAATCCAAGTGATGATTGATTTCAAGTCTCTTGGTTGGTCACCCTGAGTATAGTGAGTAGTATATTTTGGTACTTCAATGTAGTAGGTATATTCTTGCAGTTCTTTAACCATATCTACTGCAGCCTTGTGTACTTTAAGTACATCAGCAGATGCTTCAAGATGTTGGTCAATGTGTGAACAGAAGATTTGATATACATCTACATAATCCTTAACGAATTCCAGAGAAGCAATCCATTCGTCTGCCGTAGGAGTACTACCGGCACTACCAATTGTACCATTCAATTTTACTCCATCGGCAGTGATAACAGCACCATTGAGTTTAATATCAATGGGGTTTCTTGTCCCATCTACATCATCAGTTAACCATTTGATGAAGTTGTTCCAAGATTTAATGTTCTCTGTCTTTTCGGTTAATACCGGAACGATGTATTCTGAGTTCTTTGCAAATGCACTTAGAGCAAGGTAATCTACAGAAGTATCATTGTTATCATCTGCAGTTTTGTAGGTTACTACTGGACCTTGTTCAAGTACCTGGCCATTAGCACTAATTACTTGATAGTAAACCGTGTTAGCCTGTTTGTAAATATTCACAGAGAAAGTTTCAGCACTACCAACTGGGTCTCCATATCCTTTAGTTACCAAACCAAAGCCAACAGCAACTGAACCAGAAGTAAACTTGAAAAGAGTAGAAGCCGTGGGTTCCTCTGGAGTTGCAGAAGCTACTACCGGAGAACCGTCTTCAGCAGCCTTAGGAGCAGATGCAGCTTTAGCTCTTGTTGCAGCAGATACTACACCTTTGGTTGCACCCTTACCAAGTACACGAATAATACGAAGCTTAGAACCACCATTGAAAGCCTTTTCGATGTTTGATACAGAACCATCTGGTACTATCTCAGAACCAAAGACTCTTTGGAATTGAGAGAAAGATTGGATAAGTTCTGAGGGGTCATCATATGGACCTTTAGTAGTTCTAGCCAATACACATGAAACTCCTAACATAGGAGTAGTTTGAAGAACGTTATCGTTCTTAAACTCAAAATTTACAGATGGTGAATTAGGCATATTTATACTAATTAAGTTAATTACTCATTTATTTAATACCCTCTAGTATTGAGCTATTTTACGTTAAGGTTAAGTAAATCTGACTCTTGCTTTTCGGTTAGTCCCATCAATACGGATATATCCTGAATTGGTACAAGTTCACCTTCTTCGGCAAGTTTCTCGGGTAATATACCATCTTTGCAAGTATACTGATATACCTTTTCAAGTAAACTATGACTCTCATCTGGATGGTCATAATAGTTACCTATCTCTATAAATAGGTTTCCTGTAGGTGCTACCCTACCATCTTCCCATTCTTCTAAGTTATTATAATAAGGTCTTACGTATCCACGAGAAGGTAAAGCTTCATACATTATATTATGAAGTAACCTCATGTCGGCTTGAGTATTAGATACCAGATGAATATCTAGAGTTATATCTTTTGTTTCATAGGGAAATTCAGATGCTTGGTAGTTCCCACTCTCTAGCTTATCACCAATGATATATTTATTTACACCTATATCACCATTATAGAATCCTTGTAATTCAATGGTAATTCTAGGACAAGTCTTTGCTCCCTTAACCTGATTATTACCTATACCATAGATGGGAATGAACTTAGGCATAGCATCTTTATCTGCCTGAAATCTTCTTTCATTTTCTTGTGATAAGGGTAAGTAATCTTCGGGGTTAAGTGTTAAACCTTTTTTCAATGCTGTTTGTAATAGGCAAATATAAAAGGTTCTTTCTACTATTTCTTCTGTATTTACCATAGTTACATAAGTTGAGGTATTAGTATTACATTAAATTGATATGTACCTCCATCACTAAAAACGCAGTCCCAACCTCCAGAAGTACTACCAAATAAAGCTCCGGCATCTTTTCTACCATGGGCTATAGCTGAAAGAGTGGCCTGGTAAGAGTTAGCTATGTTACCATAATCAGTAATCCAATAGTACAACTTAGTACCACTATTATAGTCGGCAGCTTGTTTAGTCTGAGATACAGTTGGTATTTTAAAAGCCATAACCTCTTGAGATACTTGTTCACCTTCAATCTGTTTACCTCTATACCCAGTAATACTAAAACTAACTGAATTTTCATAGGCATTTAAGATTTGGTCTTTAGGTATACCAATACTAACACTAGCCGGTTCTACCCAATATCTATAAGTTACTTCTCCTGCAGCCTGGGTTACAGTTACTGTTTTAGTTAGACCACCAACTTGTTTGATAGTTAGAGTTCCACTGATAGCCTGTTCGGTATGATTCTTAGAAGTAATGGATACCTCTAGAGTCTTTTCGTCTGCGTCCGTAAATCTTACTCCAGCAGTAAATGGGGGTTCCTCTAGGAATTCTGCCGTAACTTCTACATTTTCCCAATCTCCTTGGGGTGTACCATTAATCATCTCTCTACGTTGAGAAGCGATTACCAAAGTATCAGAGCCACCCTTACCCAATATATTTATGGTTTCCTTATCTACTTCTAGTTTGTATTCGTAGTTAAGGCTGCCTTTCTTTTGAATAAGATTTACAGTCTTAGGTACTCCATTAACTGTAATGGTAAGGATGGCTTTTTTATCTGCTTCTGTATCATTCACTTTTAACGGATGTACCATTACAAGTGCAGGACCAGTACCAGAGGTTTTATCTGCTTCAAAATCTGCCATTACTTTGTATATTTTCTAAGTTCTTTTCTTAATTGATTTCGTATCTCTTTCTCTAAAACTACGTTTCCACCGGCTGCCTCAAAAGCAGGTTTCCATAAAGGACGAGGTGGAAGATTACCATCTCTACTACCGTATTCCAACATGATAGCAATTTGATTAAGAGTTTTTCGAGAAGTTCTACCAGAGTATGTTATCTTCCTTAATCCTGGAGGAAGACCAACAAAGGTTCTGTCTTTCTGAGTTACCATAGTAACTGACCTTGCATATTGACCAGTAAGATTTAATAGGGTATGTGCTCCATACTTCTTAAGTGTAGCAGTAGCATGAGGAGGCCAAGAAACTTTGGAACCCGGTGGAGGTAGACCATTATTTAAACTACGTCTTACTATACGAAGAAGTTGATTACCAAACTTCCTAGTACCTAACTCATAACCGAGTTTCATAATACTGGGAGTTTTAGCAATCAACCTCTCAGCCTGACGTTGTTTAACGGGGTCTACATAAATCTGAATATCACATAGATTATTCGAGAGGTTTATGTTAACCTTTTTGCTTGGCATTGTTATTTTTATTTAATCCCAACTCACTGGCAATCTTCATAAGAATATCTTGTTGCATGGATAACTTCTCTGCTACCTCAGTTTTAAAAGCTTCAAATTCTTCTTGCTTATAAGCTGGAGCTGGTTGTTGTTGAGGAGTTAACATACCTTCAATGGTATGATATATGTTATCGCATTCAGTAACTATTGCCTCATATTTATCTCGGTTATTGAGAATATTTACGGCATTAGTTCTTTGGATATTTACTTCGTTTACGATATTGCGTAAGTCGGTAGTGTAATAAACATTATTATAAATACCCTCTGCTAAATCTGTGGGAAGGTATATAGTAACAGCAGATACAGAATCTTGAATAGAGATTTCTGTATTTGCGGCAAAGCTTCCATCTGGGCCAGTGGCTCTTGGTTTACTTTCACCAACTTTTAATACTTTAGCGGTATCAAAGATTGGATACCCAGAACGTCTGTCTCTCTCTAAGGTGTATATGGTATCACCTTTCTGCAATTTAGAAAAAATCAAATCTTCCATGTTCATCTTTTATTAATTAAGTTTAAACCAAATGATACTGCACCTGGATTCCTTTGCATAAAGTCTACCAGGTTTAAGAATTGATAGTATCCAAATTGGTCAATGAGTGACTGTGCTTTATTTGCTACTTCCTTTGCTATCTCTGCATTGGGAGCAGGCAATGTAAGTTGAATAGTAAAATCTTTTAGTTGATTTCCATTGGTTGGTTCTTTCTTAATCTCTTCACTTTCCATATCGTTTTATCTTTAGGTGGGTATAAACGAAAAAAGGAGTACACCTATGTAAGATGCACTCCTTCCTAATCTGGCTTACGTAATGACGACGGTCATTATTAAGCCGGGGTTGTGGATGTAGTCTTAAGAGCTGCAACTACTGACTGGATAATGTTCTGGTCTCTCTGAGCATCTACTACTCGGTTGAGACGAGCAATTTCCTGGTCTTTAGCAGTGTTCTCGATAAGACACTTGATTTCCTGTTGGCCATTCTTGAGGTCACAGCAGCAACGTTCAAGTTGAAGAGCCAATTCGGACTTCACTTCTTTAATCAAACCTTTAGTTTCGCAGCAGCAATTCTGTTGTTCATGTTCCATCTGGCAAAGACGGTCCATAACACGATTGAAGCCTGCTCCCATTTGGTCACGAGAATCCCGGATATCGGAATTGGTTTTGTATCCCAAATCACAAAGTCCTCTTTCCGTTGTGAAACGATTGTTAAGGATTTCTCTACCAACACCAGCAACATCTTTTGCAACTCCGCTGATTTCCTGAGTTACTCCTCTAGCAGCATCAGAAATATCTTTATAGATACCTGCCTTTGCTTCCTGAACAGTAGACTCTACTTTCTGAATGTCAGCTTTAGTGTCATTGATTTTGTCCCATACAGACACTGCAGCAGCACCAAAGCCACCACCTACCAATGCACCACCGACTGCACCCCAACCAGAGCCCCAGCCTGAGTTGTGTTTATTACAACAGCAACCATCATTACAACCGCGGTCAGCGACGATTACGCCCTCACCACCAGATTTAACTTCTACTCCCATAGTCTTTTTAAGTTGTTAAACATAAAGTTAATTTTTAAAGTTATTCGTATATGGCCATATACATTAATAATGCTATAGTATCGTACTTTAAATTTTCTGTAGATTCCTATGGATTCTCCCATGCGATGTTAAGATTTAGAGTTGGAAGATTTTAACTCTAATTAAACTGAAGGTTTTACAGAAGGAGATTGATAATATAACCTTACATAAATAGCAGGTAAATTACCTCTTACTGGAGTAAGTACAATCATACCTACATACATACCATTAGTAGGTTTATTATTAGATAATCTGGCTTCCCATTGTAAGGTTAAACTTCCACCATAGGTTGGGTCATAATCTATATTATCTACTGTAACTCTAAAGAGTTCTGATGCCAATGAGCTACCATACTGAAACTCTGATATATTATAATATCTGTCAGTTCCATTCAAGGCTATTGGCAAACCATCATAACTAAATTCCTTTAATGAAGGAGCTGCTGGTAACCACTGCTGACTAGTAGTAATGGGTTGAGCATGGTAAACTACTTGGATATTACTTTTATTGCTACCATGCGCTCCTAAATTTTCTCCTCTACTCAGATTAGGTAAAGAATCACTACCTTCATTAGATCTCCAACCAATACCCATTAACAAGGAGGCAGATAGACTACTGTTATACACATCAAATGCTACTTCTGGTGTATGGGGGGATTCTTGAGTTACGTATAGGTATAACCTTTTATTTGATGGATTACCTGGTTGAGTAAAGGTCCTGGTAGCCTGCCTATCATAATCTTCCTTATTCTCATCTACCAAATAAGCGTAGTCATAATCGTTTTTGGCAGTTTGACCGTTTTCTACTAACCTACCCCAACTTACTGGAGTTGCAGTATCTTCGTCTTCATTAGGTTTTATATACTCTGTATAGGCAACCTGGGATTGATTGCTAGCAAGTAAGTACTCACATTTAGAAATTATGGTTATAGGAGAAATGCTACCTGCACTAGAATCATGACTTACATTCTTTATAGTTACACTTTCAACTTGGTCATACCATTGGAAGGTCCACCTCTTTACAGTTGCTACTGGTTTATGAGTAAGGTACAGATAAGCAGATTTACTTGGGTAATCGGCTATCCTATATTGTACTGTACCCTTTAAATCGAATACCGAACCATTGATAGACTTAGGATATGCCCTTACGGTAGTTATAGTTGGGTCATATGATAACGGTGTATTTGTAACTGTAAAGGAATCTATACCAACTCCACTAAAAATAACTTCGTATTCTGCAGCTTCCTCAGTATCAGATTCTATACCATTAATTACTGGTTTTCTCCAACATTTTAAATCTATAGATTGACCATGACTAGAACCAAACTGAGTATATTCCCAATTCATGGAATATCCCCCTACATCGGGATTACCATTAAAACCAATATAATAATTATAGGATACAGTTGCAGCTGATTGGTTGATATCTACTTGGTCAAGATTACTTGTACCTACTTGTCTAATTGTTACAGTAGCACTTCTAATTGAAGATACTTTATTCTCTAAGCAAGTTACGAATAACTCAGCTTGAGTCTGGTCATTACTGTTTTTGGTAACTTCTAACCAGGATTCTTCGATTGGGTCAATGGTTACTTCTACAAATTCTTTAGTTGAAGTTTGTGTACCATTGATTACCTTCGTTCTGTAAGAATTAACTACAATAGTATCGGGGTCTATCATCTTAGCTGGTACATTCAGTACCTTGGATGAAGGCTGAAATATATTAAAGGTATAATTCCAAGTAATACTTGCAGCTTGTTGTTCAACTGTCAAAGTTATCGAAGTATCACTACTACCAGTTTGAAATATAACGATATCTGCACTTCTTTGACTAGTAGTTGTATTCTCATCTACGGTTACTATGAGTGTATTAGATTGCTCTTCTACATGAATCCAACTTGGAGAACCCGGTATAGACGTAGTCCAAGTAGTATCTTCACTTTGACTTGTAACAGAACCGTTAACAATCTTATACCTTTTACTACTTATGGTAAAAGAGTAAGTACCACTAGGCTTAGCAGGCACTTGTTGATTTAAATCTTGGGTACCATTATTTACCTTTAATTCATAAGACCAACCAACACTCGCACCAGATTGGGTAGTTGCCATATCTACTTCCTTGCTACCATAGGTTAAAGTAAGACTTGCTCTACGAGAAGATTCAGAAGTATTTTCAGACAGAGTAATTCCTATATTATAACCATCTCCAGAAGCTTTGATAATTTCTACATCGGTAATGTATGAAGATTTGGATTTTAGAGTTGGTGTAACATTATGCCAAGTAGAATCCTTACCATTAATTACATCATAATATCCCGACTTAACCAAACCAAAAATACTTCCTCCTACAGCAGGTGAATCACCAAAATTATTTACTACCTCTAATACATCTCGAGTAGATATTGTACCAGCCGCCTGATTACAAGTGATACGAATCACTTTATTAGAACCATTCTGTTCGTATGATACTTGGCCACTTCTTGTAGAAGTAGTTTGGTTCTCTTGCATACTAATACTTGTTCCTAGTACAGTTCCAATATGTTCAGTACTTGTTGCATGTATATAACTTACATTTTCTCTAGAACCATCTACCAAAGAACCATTAATATACTTTTCACGATAACTAGTAATAGTAATAGACTTAGCAGTACCCAAAGCATCAAAGCTTAAAGTAGTTGGAGAAGCAGTAAATGTATATTCCCATTCTACTAAATATGCACTTTGAGTTACCGTAACTTCTTTATAAACGGTATCCATAGTTGCCCTTACTACAACGCTTCTTTGATTGGCAGTTGTGTTTTCTGCAACGGTCAAAGTAGTACCATATAAACTAAATCCTGTACTAGCTGTAGGTATACTAAGAGTAGGAGTACCAGTAGCATCTGATGCTGCATTGGTTGCACCTGAAGACCAATGATTAGTCCTACTTGCCCTTGCACTTGCAGAGATTTGTGATGTACCACCTTGCTCGGTAAATGTACTCGGATTCGCAGAGATAGAAACTACCCATCCACCCTGAGTTACACTTTCGATTTTATTCTCTGCTTGATATAAGTCGATTGAGGCACTACCAGATTTACCATTAAGAGTAACGGTTAATGTACGGCTTCCTAATTTAGTTCTAGCCTTTGCAGTTGTGCCAAGATTAGAACCAGAGATATTTTCAGACCATACTACTGAAGCTCCAGAACTTATAGTACCACCATCATTGGTTTTACCATTCCATCCCCAAAGTTGAGAATAGGTATAAGTAGGTGTAGCTGCAGTTCCTCCCGATGCAGGGATATCTGCGATGCTTCCTAAATATACTGTAGGTGTACCATAGGTTTTTACACCAGCTGCCTGATACCTTTTAGCCGTGAATTTTTTACCAGACTCGGCTTGAGTAAAGGTAATGGTAGCATACCTCCTTGACAGAGTTTTGTTTTCCTGGGAGGTTTGGATTAAAGTCTCTGCTTTAATATCATCAAACGTAGTAGGATTTAAAGTAAGCCAAGTAGAATCCGAAGATACTGTAACTGGTACTGGGATTTGAGGTCCATAGTTTTTACCGTTTCGTTTCTCTTGTTTATAAGACCTCTCGTCCATTAAATAAGTCCTATACTCTCCAGCAATAGCCGTATAGAGATCATCAGTCTCATTCCATACTCCATGAGATAGGGTATATTCCCAAGATTGGGTTGCTGCAGCTTGAGTAAAACTTCCGGAAAGAGTTTTACCAGATTCTGATTGAGTACTTAGTCTAGTATAGTTTCTACTACTAAGGGCTGTATTTTCTAAAGCTTTAAACACATTATCCTGAAATATAATCCAATCTGGTAAATCCTCACTTGAATAGGCTACTTCTATATCAGAACCTGTAGCTATCCCATCTAAGTATTTCCTTTTAGTTGATATTACATTAAATATACTACCACCATTTGTAGATTGACCGCCTAAAGCTGTAAAAGATAAAGTAGATATAGCTTGACTAAAAGTATATTTATAGGTTACCTTATGAATATCGCTTAGCTGTACAGTTTCATTATTTCCATAGGAACTGGCATTGGATATTTCCAAGCCAACGTAATTTTCTCCTGTTCCTGTAGGAGAGAGTGCCAACAATTCAGCCTTGGTAGGGCATTCGTTTGAATCCTTACCAAGGCCTACTTTAGTTTTGACAGCACTCCATGTTGCTATCTCACCCATATTAATCTAAGTTTGTGAACAAAAGTTTTTCTCTTAATTCATCAATCTCGGTTTTCAGAAGTTTAATACCTTCGATTGCCAATACTGACATCTTAGAATAATCTACCTCTTTAACCAGGATATAGGTTTCTCCATCCTTTTCTACCTTTTCGAAGGCTTCTGGATTAGGAACTGTTTCAGGTTTAACCGTATTCTCAGAAACTAATTCTGGGAAATATTTTTCGATTGTCTGAGCAATTGTACCTATATCGTGATTACCACGAATCATAAATGAATCCGTAGGTATAGAGCAGATTTCATCGAGAGTATGTTCCAATGGTTTAATGAAAGTCTTAAGTCTTTCGTCAGATTCTTTCCATAAACCAGAAGGAGCAGATACCTTCTTAAAGATAATCTCAGCAGTAGTACCCAATCCCAACTGGTCTCTTGTTACTCCATGAGGATTACTCATGTTCTGCATGTGAGTAGTAAGATTGGTTTGAGCATTGGTACCTGCAGCCTTAGCATCGGCAATTGCCGTAGCCTGGGCAGTAGATACAGGTTTATCTGCATCTGATGTATTATTAACATTAGCCAATCCTACTTGAGCTTTGGTTACTCCATGAGGATTAGATTTGTTAGCAATATGCAAATCTACCTTTTCATTTACATCGATATCTGCCTGAGCTCTAGTTGCAGCTTCATCAGTGATTAATTTCTCTACTCGAGTAATCTCTCCCTTACGGTCATTAACTTCTTTAGTGATATTACCTTGAAGAGTAGCATCTGCTGTTTCCAGTTCTGTCTTAGCATCAGCAATAGCTTTTTCCAGAGTAGTCTTCAGAGTAGCATCTGCATTGGTACGGTCTGTAACTTCCTTAGTGATACTTGCCTGGAGTGCATCTTTAGCAACTTTAATAGCAGCATCTCTATCCAATACCTCTTGAGCAATATCATCAGCCAATTCTCCCCTGATTGCCTCATCGGCAGCCGTTCTTGCAGCAACCTCATCTGAGATTTGTTTTGGTAAGGTAGTATCAAGTTTTACCTTATCTGCGGCAGTCATAACACCGGCCTTAGTAGTAGTAACTGCTGGTATACTAATAGAAGAAGATGGATTAGCCTTATAGATATTACCATTACCTTTAGAAGCTGAATCGTAAAGTAAGTTTACATTATTACCATTAGCCTCAAATCTAGCCAATGATGATACAGAATTTATTGGTAACCCGTTAGCTACGGCCTCAAGAGCTTTACCTTTAGCACCATCAAAGGCAGTACCAGTGATTTCACCGATAATTAATCCACCAGAAACGATCTGTACCCAAGTAGTACCTGACCAACGGAATTGATATCCGGGATGGTCTGGGGTAATATCATTATAAGATTTACCAGCTTCACCAACTACTGCGGTAGTATGGTTTTCATCTGTATACAGTTTGATGTTAGTTACCTCATTAGTATCTGATACATCATATGTAGCATATACATCAATTACATCATCTACATAAGAAGGTAGTTGACCTGCAGGTACTTTACCGTTTTCATCCAGAGATGCTAAGCCATTAGCCTGAGCTTTAGTTGCCTTGAAAGCATTCAGAGCAGCCAATACATCATTGATATCCTCAGTGAGTTCCGTTTTCAGAGCGGTATCAGCTGCAGTTCTATCGGATATCTCCTTATCAATCTTAGTATTTAGAGTATTATCGGCTGTTGTACGGTCTGATACCTCTTTATTGATTGCTGCCGTGAGTTCTTCTTTCAGAGCCGTGTCTGCAGCTTTACGGTCTGATACCTCTTTATTGATTGCCGTAGTAAGCTTAGTATCCAAAGCTTCGTCGGCAGCAATACGAGCAGTCTCCTCAGCAGTGATATTATCCTGAAGTTCGGATTTAGCAGTATTGATATTACCGTTAAGTTCATTCTTTAATGCTGTATCGGCTGCAGTTCTGTCCTGAACTTCTTTATCTATTTTAGCTTCAATACGAGCTAACTCAGCACCATCATCATCCGAAGAAGACTTAATCTGATTATCCAACTCTTTAACTGCTGCTATAAGATTCTCTGAACCAGCCAGATAATTGGTATCATCAAGTCCGGGTAATCCCAAATTATCGGTAAGACCAACAGCTGTTTTTACTTTGTTAATCTTAGTATCGGTTTCTGACTTGTCTACATTGATACGTTTTTGAACTTTACCGAAAGCCTGAGATGTAGTATCTGTAGCCTTGATTGCCAAGTCTGCAACGGTAGTACCCTCATTTTCAGAATAACCGTCCAATTTAATATCTGTACCATTAAGTACTGGGTTTGAATCCAAACGATGAGTATTAATGGTATGTGCATTGGTTGCATCGATATTATCTTGTAAGGTTTTATCAGCAGCAATACGAGCAGTCTCCTCAGCAGTGATGTTCGTTTGTAACTGAGTATCAGCAGCTTCCCTTGCATCTTCCTCATCATCAATACGAGTACCAAGAGCATTATCGGCATTTGTACGGTCTTGGATTTCTTTATCGATTCTTGCACCCAATGCAGTATCTGCTTCAGTACGAGCAGTTTCTTCTGCATCGATATTATCTTGTAAGGTTTTATCAGCAGCTTTTCTTTCAGCAATCTCGGTATCAATACGAACTCCAAGGGCAGCATCAGCAGCAGTTCTTGCAGCTTCTTCTGCATCCAGGGCATCTTGGAGAGCCTTATCAGCAGCTTTTCTTTCTTCTGCTTCAGTTGCTAAATCGGTAGAGTTCTTATCAATCTTGGCTTCTAATCGAATATCTTCTGCCTTACGAGCAGCAATTTCGGTTTCAAGTAAAGCCTTAACTTCTAAGTAAGAGCCAGAGATATTATTCTGAATACCTTGGATTAATTCCAAGTTTCTCTGAATATTAGCCGAGTTCTGATTGATAAGAGCATCCTGGTTATTTGCCCTTGCCAATAGTTCAGTACGAGTTTCAGTAACATAAGTTCTTAAATCCTCTACTGTCTTGGTCAAGGTAGTACTCAAAGTAGTAAGCTTAGTATCCAAAGCTTCATCGCCTTCAACTCGTTTTTCGGTTTCTGTCTCAATCTTCGTAGTTAACTCATTTAACTTCTGAGTCATAGTTGTTGCAAAGTTGGGGTCATCACCGAGAGCCTTGGCAATTTCCTCAAGTGTATCCAATACACCAGGAGCAGAACCAATGATTTTCTGGATTGCAGCTTCTACCTCTGCTTCTGTTTGGAATCCTGAATCATTCAGAAGTTCAGAAACTTTTGTGATATAGTTAGCATGTTCAGCTATACCATTTAATTTCATCAGAAGGATATCGGTAAAGTCATTTGAAGAAAGTACTTTACCATCTACCTTATCCACCTTCTTAGATTCAATTGCCTGTATAGCAGTTGTACGGTCTGATACTTCCTGAGCAATCTTATTCTCTAATAGGGTATCGGCATTCTTTCTGTCAGCAACCTCTTTATCAATATTTACCTGAAGAGCAGTATCCCCGGCTAAACGAGTATTGGCTTCATCAGATATATCCTTAGATAAACCATTTACTTCGTCTTTATGATTTGCTATTGCAGTATCCAAATTGGCCTGTATAGCATTCTCTCTAGCGGTTGCTCGGTCTTTCTCAGTATTGATTGCTACCGTATTAGCCTCTACCTTTGTTTTAAGTTCATCTACCTTTTCATTAGATTCTTTCTTTAGGGAATTAATCTTCTCTTCTAATAAAGTATCAGCACCTCTCCTTTCATCTATCTCTCCATTAATCTTATTAGTAAGGATAGTTAATTGCCCACCAACTTCAACCGTTAAAGTTTGAATCTTGCCGTCTATAGCAGTTTCCAATGCAGTATCTGCAGACTTACGGTCTCCAATTTCCTTATCCAGGTTTACTTGAAGGATTTGGTCTGCTGCCTTACGTTCAGCTGTTTCTGTACCCAAAGCAATGTTGGTAGTATCAATACGAGAACTCAGATTACTGTCGCCATTAGTACGGTCTACAATTTCCTCATTAACCATATCCTTAACTTCTTTGTAGTTATCGGCAATAGTTTTATTCATGGCAGTGATTGCCTCAGAGTTCTTTGTGATATTTGCTTGGTTAGTAGCAATAGCCGTGGTATTAGCATTTACCTGAGCAGTCAATTCGTTCTTAACTGTATTGATAGCATCCTGCATTGATAAAGCCAAATCCGAAACTCTCTGAGTAAGAGCAGCAATGTTATCGGTATGGGTTTTATCTGCTTCCTTTCTATCAACAGTTTCTTTGTCGATATTTGCCTGCAAGATAGCATCAGCATCTTTACGGTCTTGGATTTCTTTTGCCAGGTTATCTTTAACTACTTGAAGAGCAGTATCTCCAGTAGCAGCCGAGTTATCTACATACTCTTTAAGTTCTTCCTTAAGAGCAGCATCTGCTTCTGTTCTTGCGGTTTCTTCATCAGTTATATTTGCCTGGAGGGCTACATCAGCAGCTTCCCGGTCTTCAATCTCTTGGTTTACCTTTTCTGTAATTGCTGCCAACTTCTTGGTGATAGTTGAAGCAAAATTAGGGTCATCACCTAATGCCCTAGCAATCTCTTCCAGAGTATCAAGTACTTCTGGTGCAGAACCAATAATCTTTTCAATTGCTGCCTCTACTTCTGCTTCAGTTTGATAACCGGCATCATTTGCCAATTGTGATACCAAGGTAATGTAATTAGCATGTTCCTCGATTCCATTCAGTTTGGCAAGCAAGAGATCTGTAAAGTCATTCTTAGTTAAAGAATAACCTTCTCTTTTATCTACCTTCTTGGAATTAAGGTCAGCATCTGCAGCAATACGAGCTTCCTTCTCTGCTTCAATTGCAGCAAGTACATCGGACTTATCACCATCAGTCTTTTCACTTAGGGCAGTTATCTTCTGGTCAAGGATTTGGTCCTGAGCAGTACGAGTTGCAGCTTCAGAATTAATATTAGTCTGAAGAACCTGGTCTGCAGATTCCCGAGCTTGAGCCTCTTTATCAATGTTTACCTGGAGGGTATTATCTGCATTGGTACGGTCAGCTACCTCTTTGGTAATTGAATTCTGAAGAGTTTCATCGGCAGCTTTACGATTTACTACCTCATCAGAAAGTTTACTTTCTAAGGCAGCATCACCAGTTTGACGATTAGTGATTTCTTCAGTGAGTTTCAACTGAATGTTTGCATCTGCATTTGCTCTCAATTGGGCTTCTGCAGCAATGTCTTGTTTGAGCTCTGCCTTATCATTGATATGCAATGTATTCAGTTGGTGAATACTTTCTGATAAAGCATCGTCAGCCGTTTTACGAAGCTCAGCTTCTTTATCTACCAAGTCTTTAGCATATGCCTTAGCTTCTGCCAATGAACCAGTAGTTTCATTTCTGAGGTCTGCAATGTCAGCAGTATTCTTATCGACTTTTGCTTCTATCTTATCTATCTTATTGATAAGGTTAGTAACTGCAGTGTCGATTTTATCATTAAGTAAATCCACTGCCTTAATGAAATTAGAGTTAACCTCACTAATTTGGGTACTCAGTTTCCCTTCCTCCTCCTTAGCTCGGTTAACTTCATCTGTCAGTGCATTACGTAAATCCGTTAATTTGTTGGTAATTGTAGTAGCAAAGTTGGGGTCATTTCCCAATGCTTCTGCCAATTCCTTTAATGTATCAAGTGCATCATCGGCACCATCAATCAAATCACTGATAGCTTGTCTTACCTGTTCTTCAGTTTGGAACTTAGTATCATTCTCCAACTGAGAAAGCTTAGTGATGTAGTTTGCTCTTTCTTCAATGCCTTCCAGTTTCTCTTTGAGTTTATCCGTGAAGTCATTTTTAGATAAGTCGTATCCTTCTCTCTTATCTACCTTATTGGCAATAGAAAGAACGAATGCCCAGAACTCATTAATAGTTCCAGCAAACCCGGCCTTTACGAAGTCATCAAAATAACCTTGTAAAAGTCTTTGGTCAATTTCTTCATTTGTGTAATACTTACTTACGTACATATTGTTATTATTTTAAGGATTGATTACTTGCTTACCACAGAAGAAGTCAGAATTCTTATCTCTGAATGGTTCTCCTTCTTTTCCACAGAAGGCATTCATTGGAATATCTGGATGTTCTGGGTCTGGGTCTCCCCCGTCTTCAATATCACCCCTGATTATTGCATAATCTGGAAGTTGATTGATACGGAATTTTATCACCTGGCCAATACCCGGATGAGGTATTATCTTATCCCAAACTTCTCCAAAGTAATCTTGAAAGCAAGTAACGAACTTACCTCCAGTCATAGACTGAAATGTAGTAACGTCTAAATTACTTTTCTTACTTTCAATATGTACTCCAGATGTACCGTTCAAGACAATCAGGTTACTGTCAAACCAAATACCGTTTCCGGTATTAATTGGTTTCCATCGTAACATTAACATCTTTGCCATATACTTTTCAATTTTATTCTACGAATTGTATTTTGGTATCTCGGTCCCTTTTTAGGATAACCATGAAGACTAATGCTTCATCCTTGGCCTGAGCAACTTGTGTATCTCCAGAAGGTTTATAAGTAATACCATTAATTACGAACCTATCTTCAGACCAGTTAAAATCCCAATAGCCTTCTGGAGTTAAATGTCCCAGTTGTTCTATATATGATTTAGTAACCAGTATTGATAAATTCTCATCATCGAGTTCTCCAGTTACTGTTGCCTTATTAATAGGCCAGTTTCTGAAGGCATTGTAATAACATAATGCCTCGATTGGTATATTATAATATTTAGGGATTTCATCTTCTCCATGACTTAGGAGTTGATTTACATTCTTTGCCCAAGTTATAGTTTGCCTACCAGCATCTATATCCAAGAAATCATTTATAATCTTCTTGTATCTATCCCAAGACCGGTTCTTAACCAATCTATGAGGAGTCTTGGTCATCGTTTTCTAATTAAGGTTCTACCATTACGTTTTACTGGAGGGGTGGGGTTTGGCCCATCTATTAATCCAGGTCTTCTTCTGTCTACTACTCTTGGAACTACTACGTGACTTGATTGGTCACAGAATGGTAAGTAGATTTCCAATCGTCCAGCTAACATACAAAGGTTTTTTCTTAACTCGTCTATGATACCACCAGGTTGCATTGCTTGAGAAAATGTTTTCCATAGGGAAGATGTTGCATCGGCAAGTGTATCATAGTACTGTACTTCAGTAGGCCCAGTTGTGATTTGTTTGATTCTATCACCTCGAGCTTGTTCCGGTTTAGAAGAACCATCACCAACTTGTTCTTTGGTTGAAGTAAGTTGACTTAGGTATTCTCCTGTACTTGTTAATAAATTAAGGAGCTTAACATTGAGATAATCCCATGCTGCCAATTCCATAATTAATTGGTTTTCTAGAGCTTCATACATTAACTCATCATTATATTTATCCAGTGGGATAATATGATTTACTAGCGGTTGGATATATAACTGCCATTTAGTTATGTACATTGCTTTCTCTTCTGATGACATACCATCTGAGATTTCTGAAGGAATGTAATAATTGATTAGGTTATATATACTATCAGTTAATGTAGTTTTGGACTCGGTATTTACAATTATGGTTTTAGTTGCATTTAAGTTAAGTCCTTCGGAGTTCGTTATGTTCAACGCTACTGTATAGAATCCGGACTTTTCATAAGTATAAGTAGGTTGTTTAACATCATAAACGGACCCCTTATCATCACCAAAGTCCCAGTCAAAAATGGCCTTGGCTGGGACTTTGGTTAATACTCTAAATGAAACTTCCAGACCATTCGCAATAGCTACAAAGTCTAGATTGTCCATGGTATCTTATTTTTTAGATTCTTCGAACTCTTCCAACAGAACCTGAATCAAAGTTTCAACTGTATCACCTTTGTCGGCAACAATTTCGTGACGAGCAGCGATAAGGGTTGCTTCTTCGAGAGTATAGGCTTTGGCAATTTTTTTGATTTCCATACCTTTTTCGAACTGAGCATTCAGTTTCTTTTCCAACTTATCGATGTCATCATTGGAGTATTTGTCGACAGCTTTCTTATCAAGAACCAAACGCAGGTGACCTGAATTCAAAGCCATCTGAATCTTTTTAGTTCTGTACTGTCGAGCACTCAATTCTTTTTCTTCTCCTCTACAAATTGTAATACCTGTAGATTGGTCATGGAAGCTGTAAGCTTTAGCACCTACAGTTACTTTATATTTATCCATAATTTTACTAAGTTTTTAGATGTTTAAAATTAGGGGTAGGTCCTCGCAAAACCTACCCCATCAAGAAATGGAATTATTTGTAAAATAAACCAGGTGTATTATTACTCAAGGTTAACCAAGAGATACGGGTCAATGTTCATAAATTCGGGGAATCCAAATTCTGAGAACTTCTTCTCTGCAGACAGAATCAATGCAGCATCCTGGTACATCTTAGAGAAGCCTGTAGTCAGAGTAGCATAGATTGCCTGAGTCTGATTTGATACGATTCTTTCTGATTCAAGCATCAACTGTTTTGCAGTCAGTTTAATCAAAGCAGCAGTTGTATCAATCAACAGCAAACCTTGGTCAGGTGTTCCCGGGTGAATATAGAAGTTAGCATTCTTAGGTACCGGAGACTTCACGTTCAGTGTAGCTTCAGTTGTACCAGAATGACGTTCTTTGAATTCTGGCAAGTTCAGCATTTCGATTGCCTGGTCTTCACCACCAATCATAGTAGTAAAGTTACGTCCCATACGAGCAGCTCTTACCCAGATATGTAGCAAGTCTTTGTAAGTGATACCATTCGTAGTTTCATATACACCGATAACCGGAGCAGATTCTGAACCATCAGGTTTGTTACCGTTGATAACAACATCCATTGCCAGAGTATCCATTGCATAACCAAGCTGAACACCGAAGTCACGAAGGTAGATTGCCAATACATCCAGAGATACGTAGTTACGAACTTCATCAGTAAGTTTGAATCCCTTACCAATTTTGAAGAGACTTACTGATTTCTGTCCAAAGCTTACATCTCCCAATGGGATAGTTTCTGCTTCGTTAACCTTTGCAGGTGCAGCATCGGACATATTAATCATCGGCATGATTGCGCTAAGACCACTGATTGACTGGTCAGATGCAATAATCTCCGGATAGAACGGAGCTTGACGCATACCAAGAGTGATAGCAGAACGAATGATTTCCGGAACAATCCAACGAACATCTTGCTGAGGCATCGTGAAGATGTTTTCCATTGTGTCGATTTTCGGATTGATATCCAACTTCTCGAACAATTCATCTTGGGTAATACCCCATTTACCAGTGGTAAGTTCACCTAATGTGATGTCCACAGGTTTTTTGTTCTGTGAACCTTGACGGTAAGCATCCAACTGCTGTACCATTTGAGGAAGTTCTTTTGCGAAGTCTTCTCTCTTCAATTTTGAAATATCAACTTTTTCCATGTTTCTTCTTCTCTTATTTAATAAGTACTTGAATTACCTCGTTTTCCTCATCTGCAGGTGTGATGGCAATGAAAGGTGTAGCATCTGTTGACTGGTTTGCTTTTACAAATCGGCCGTTCAGTAAGTCACCAGCACCAGAGGGAACTACATATCCTGCTTTTAAGTCAGCAGCATTAGATACCCAGTTACAAATCATGTAACCTTCCACAGCAACAGTTACCTCTACTGGGAATTTGTTCTGTGCCTGGTAAGCAGGATTTACATTGTCGGTTACTGCCACTCCGATATATACCTGAGTAGATTCAGTGTAAGGTTCAATTAAACCGTCTTCTCCAAGAGCTACCGGCATACCTTGCAAAATTGTTTCACCATCTTTTACACAGAAAGCTTGGTGCAATTTGTGTGATTCACTTTTGTAAATCACCGCTCTTGGGGTCTTTTCCCCAAACAGCGTCATTGGCTGGTCTTTATTTACGATTTTAGTCATAACAGTGATATTTATCGATTATTACTTGAATTTCTTCTTATACAAGTCTTCGAGGGTTTCCGAAGTAGACTTGGCTTCTGCATTCGAAGTAGTTGCAGGTTTCTGAGTTCCAGTCTTTTCATCAGTCTCTGCAACAGAAGAAGCACGGCTTACATCATGAGAACCACAGCTTGCACATACCATTGGGAATTTTTCTTCCAGACGACTCTGATAATCCTTAGTTAAGGAGATGAGAGTAACGATGCCAGTAGTTTCGGCATTCAACATTGTAACAATAGTTTCATCGGCTTTATCACCCATCAACTTCTTGTAAGTAGTAACAGCATTTTCACGGAGAGAAGCAATGTGATTCTTTCCTACAGTTGCCATTTCCTTCAAGTTTGCAACTTCTGCATTCAGGTTGGTAATCTGTTCTGTAAGAGAAGATTTCTCTGTAGTAAGATTATCTACCGTTGTCTGAAGACTGTTTTTGGATGATACCAAGCTTTGAATACAAGAAATAACTTCTTCCTGAGTCATTTCTTTGCCCTCTGCCAGAGATAACATATTATCTCCGAAAAGCTTTTCTAAAAATTCTTGCAATTCTTTGTTCATATTTTCTTTATTAGGATTATGATTTTCTTGGGTACCATTATCATTAAAAGAATCTGGAGTATTGTCCTTTTCTTGGAATGAGTTGAAGTCCGTTTTGTAGTCAGTAAAGAAGTACTGTTTGGACTTGTCATCCCGATATTCCTCATAAGAAGACCAGGTTCTTTTTGCAAAGGTTGGATTAATGATTTTACCATCTTCACCAATCTTTTGAGCAAATGAATCAGCTCCATGAGATACCAGGGATGTTTCCATATATCGAACTACCTCAGTAACTATTCTACGAACCATTTCACCTTTAGAGTCATAAGTACCAAGTTTTTGATAGAATTCACCATCTTCCATTCCTGGGTGTGATTTATCCCACTTAAACTGTACTGTTACCGAGTTACTATGAATTGAAGGAGGTTCCATGAGAATACCTCTAGCAATTCTTGGGTTAGCTTTACCATCAATCTTCAAAATACCGTTGATACCTGCAGGTATAGTAAAGCTTCCATCCTTATAAGACTCCTGCCACATTACTTGAGATACAGCTCCAATTGCATTACCAATATTTGTTTCATGGTCGCAATTTACTGTTTGCCCGAGTAACAGTTTCATGGAAGCCTTAAGTACTCCATTCTGACCAAAGTCAGTAGGATTCCAGTTCTTGGATACAATCGTTTCAGAAAGTAACCTAAACATTGGTTCTATGAACTCTTCGTCCTTCGGAGTAAGTTCCGATTTATCAAGGTTTGGATAATAGGTATTATAATCTATATCCCCTCCCCAAAATCCAAATTGAGCAATGGTATCCGGTGTCGGAGTCTTCCATTTGTAATAATTCTCTGAGAAAGCCTGGGCTCCAACTGCTTCTGGGATATACCCAGCCATAATGGTATGACCCTGGCCAATCACCATTGAATCAAGATGCTCTTTGTTTCTTTTAGTAAATTTACTCATCTTGCTTTTGTATTTTGGTCTCCACGAGATGGAGCCGGATTAGTTTTATCTCTTGACCTACGAGCAGATTGATTTTTATCATCTTGCCTTTGCTTCTTCTTAGTTCCTTCTTGAGGGTCTAAGTTACCGCCTTTAGCAAATTGGTCCTCAAGTGAAACTCTTGGTTCATTCTCATCAGGAGAATCATAACCCATTGCCCAAGCATATTGGTCTTGGCTAATGATACCAGCCTTATATAATAAATCCAGGTTTTGGATTTTATACTGAAGACCTTGTTGAACCTTAACTTCATCAGAGATAGTTGAAGTTCCCCATGATATCTTTATTCCCTTATTATCAAAGCCTGCCAGACGCAGTTCTAGAGAATAAAGAAAATCCAATACATAAGTTACAAGCATTTGGATATTTTTTAACTGGCTGATTAATTTAGACAGCATTATACCCGTTGCTCCCTCTCCCGTTGTTGAACTAACTCCAATAAGGTTTCCATTAACTCCCAAACCATTTGCAACTGATTGCTGATTCATGTTCCAGGGTTTCTCAATATTACCAAGCTCCTTGGTAGTTGAATTGAGTTTAAACTCATGGTCATCAATATAACCCGTTACTATTCCGTCCTTCATGCCATTACGAAGATTTCTTTTCAAATCCTTTAGTGTACGTTCAAGACGATTCTGGTAAGCTTGTAAGCTTTCATTAGGATTCTGGTCTGGTTTAGTCATCTTAGCTTCCAAGAATCCTACCATACCAACCATCTCCATTATGTGTTTGAAGTTAACCTTCATATCATGTTGACCTTTTAATGAATCCAATGCTGCCATAAAAGGAGGAATCCCATAAGGTTCATCGGTATCATTAAACATACCAGCATACACATAAGTTTCTGGGTTTAGTTTGATATAATCTTGGTGCTTAACAAAGTAATTCTTATTCCTTTGGTAAGGAGAATATACTCCATTGTTCTCCCTTTTGAAAACAATGTTCTCTGGTCTAAGGAATAAGACTGTATCTAAACTTTCTAGCCTATCATTAGGAACTCCTTCAACAGATATAGCTCCACTAACAAGGCATTGTACAATCATCTTATTAACTAGACCGTCTATACCAGCAGTATACCTGGACCATTTCTTTGTAGCTTCGGTAAGATGTTTTCTCATCTTATCTGCTTCGGCATCTGAATTATTTGGGAATGTTACCGTATGACCTGTGTTTGCCAACTTAAACATATCCTGCAAAGCAATGCCCATATCCGGATTTACCTTATATAAATCACGAATCAAAGGGATTACTTCAACACGAAAAGAAGGATCTACCATTACGGTCATCCCTTTCAGAGTACTGAGTAAAGAGTTATCTTCATCTACTGATACTCTACCAGGAGATATAGCAGCAGCTTTTGGCTTGCTTGGCTCCTTGTTTGATTCAGGAGGTGGGTCTTTCTTTCTACCCCAACTCCAATTAAAATTGAGCTTTTTCATTTCGGTTGTACTATTACGTTAGTTTTTCCTTTTCTTATGTGATTACAGATTGCTTTACCGAATATAGAGTCATCTGCATATACATCCCCCTCTAGGTCTACATCTACTGTAGAATTATTAGCTCTATGCTTACCCATTGCAACTGGCCTACCTAAACCATCATATATGAAGGTATATGCTTCTTGAACAAAGAAAGGGTCTTTAACAGTAATATTATCTTCTCGAATATCCTGTTCAAGTCCCTCTACAATAACAGAACGGTTCTTTTGTGTAGTTAACCATCCTGGAGATTTATCTACCTCAGGTCTAGATTTACCTTTCTTCTTAAGCATTTTCTGATAATAATACAGTTTAGGATAACCTTCAGTTTGAAGAGCAGAAGTTACTGCTAATCCAACATCATTGGATTCTGGAGCAATGGTAGCAAAGTTAAACAAATGCCCTGTATCTCCAAGTAACCTTGCATACTTATCTACTGAAAGTCTACCTTTGAATACTGCTTGTTCTTCTCCTTGTTTATCCATGCAAGTAAATGCAGAGTAGTCAGAAGACCTACCAGTTGAAACGTCAGCACCAATGAAATATTCCTTATCTGGTGCTGGTTCTAAGAATTGCCGATATTGACCATTGAATCTTTTCTTAATAACCGGATAATCACTAAGACAGTCTTCGATAGCTTTTATGTCAGCTAAGTCGAAGACCGTATTTCCAGATGATAAGAAGTCACCATCAATTTCTTGTGCAGTTCTTTTGGTTCCCAAAGCAGAAGACATTTCATTGTACCAATTAATATCTCGTTCTGGGTGCATTTGCCAATACAATCGTAGTGGGTTAAATGGGTTTCCACCTGCAATAGCATCAACCCAAGTTGAGTGGTAGAAGTTACCAACTCCATAAGGAGTGGAATTGATGATAGCAGCTCCACCAGTGGAAAGAGTAGGAAAAGCGGCTGCCCAAATCTGGGCTGCCCATCTAACTACTGCTGCTTCATCAATTACCAATAAGGATAGAGATTCCGAACGACCAGCTTCAGAAGACGTTGGGATAGATTCTATGAATGAGCCATTATCAAACTCTATCATTGATGCAGAACCATATTCTCCAGAACGTCCATTAATAATCGGTGTCTGTAAATACCATGGCAGGTTTTTGTACATGAACTTAATCTTCTTTAGTACCTTCTTTGCTGTTGTGTCCTTGATTGAGATAATGTTAATCTTCTTGTTAGGATGATACATTGCCAACCATAGGCAGTACATAGATATAAGCTCCGTAATACCTGCCTGCCTGAACTTAAGCAGAATATTGAAACGTTCTTTTACGAAGTTATACAGAACCGATTTTTGATACGGGTAAAGTTCAAATCTTACCTTTCCCCTCATAGGGTGTATCACATAAGTGAAAAGGCTAAAGTAAAAAACATCATTACTAACCTTAGCAAGTGTTGCTAGTTCTTCCCTTGTGAGAGCAGATGTGTTAGTTTCTATGTTAATCTTCTTTGCCATAATCAAAAGTTATATGTTACTGAAAACTCTAAGTCAGCTTTTATTCCCGAAAAGAACTTCGGATAATGAAAAGCATTTATACCAAGTTTATAATTGAAATTAGTAGTCTTGATTGAAAGGCCTGTCCCTATGTCTAACATTTGATTAAAGACCCTATATTTACCATAAACGTATGGACTTAGAGTTAGTTTTCTAATTCTTTTTTGAGTTAATTGACCTTCATACCAATTGTACTTATACTTATCTAAGTCCATGTTAAACATTCTCGTTGAATAGGAGTTTGTTTCTTTGTTAAATAAACTTAGATTCAATTGGTTTTTATCCAAGGTAAATTGGACCAGAGAATCTTCTCTACTAATCCTATTCGAAGTAACCGCTGTTGAATCAGAAGCCTGGGGTTTAGTCGAATTGCTACTGTTTCGATAGAAGTCGTAGAGAAGAATTCTCTGGGGCTGAACCAATTGTGTATAGGGTATCACAGGTTTGAAGTTCTCTTTCAATTTGATTGTATCAGGAATGCCAATGACCGATGAATCAGGAAGTTGTCTGATATATGAATTCAGTTTGTAATTCCTGAAGCAAAGGTAAATAGTAAATCCTAGTAGCAAAAGGAACACAAAGTTCTTCCACTTGTTTTTATCTGTTTTCATCATCACGAAAAATTTAATTATTACTAACTATCGGTAATCGCTAAGCGATTACCTTTTATCGAACGTAGTGAGATAAATTTCCTATATCCTAAAACATATATTCAATATCTACTACAAACAATAGCTATATACGTATATAAAAATATAGATATATATACGTAGTATATTATATATCTATATTTTTCAAAGGGCAGTTTGGAGTAATATATACTTTAGTATATATTAACATGAAAGTGTACCTAGACATTTTTGATACATTTCTTAAACCAAAGCCCTACTTCGTATACCGAACCTTTGGCAATTGTATACCTTGCCTTATTCAACCAATAAAGGTAATTCTCTTGGTCAATGTAAATCTTAAACTGTTTAGGAAATCCCATGATTGCCTTGAAATCATTAATCCCAAGAGGGTATCCATCAGGTCTAAATTGCCTATCTGCAGGTCTTAAAGTTAGAGGTGGTTTATCTAACTCCAATCGATATACTCCTGGGAGAGTACTCATTTTAGCAGTTTTAATGGGCCATTTCTTCTCCTGCTTGAAAGCACTATTCCATAATACTTGAATCTTCTCAACGGTTAGATTCTTCTTTTCTGGAAGCTTTCGATAGTCATACATTGCAAGGGTCTTTTCTATTGGGATGTTATAATTACTCCCGTAAGGAGATACAAAGAGCAAGTCTCTAGTAAGTTTTGGAGTTTTTACTTGGAATACTTCATCAAAAGCATTCAAGTATTTCTTACCGGTTTTCTTATGCACTCCAATGACAATTAAACGTTTCCTTGATACTTGGGAGTTTCCATAGTCAGAAACTGACCTTTCATGAAAAATAAGTTTATAGTCCTTAAAGGTTTCCTCAAAGAATTCACAAGGAAGTAAAGATAGCAAACGAGGAAGATTTTCAATAAGAAAAATCTTAGGCTTATATTCTAATATTGCAGCAGTTACTAGATTTAAACTCCTGTTATCCTTAGGGTTACCCAATTCTTTTACCTTTGAAAGCCTCATTACTGAAGCTATCCCGCAATCTGGGGAAGCAACCACAATATCTACTTTCTCATCAAATTCTTGTAAACAAAATCCCTTATAAAAGGGTATATCCCCAAAGTTTAACTTCCATTGACTCTCGCAACTAGTATGAAATACTCCTCTTGGTTCAATATTGGCTAGTATTTTATATTTCTTACTATGTAAAAATGGAAATAATAACGCCCCTTGGGCAGCTGAAACACCTAATATATTCATATATGAAAAATTTAGTTCAATGTAATGTACCCGGTTTTTGTAACTTATATGTTACTAAAGAAGGTAAAGCTTTTAAAATCCAATCTAATAATACTCTAAAAGAGCTTAAAGTAGGTTATAGAACTAACTCAAAAAGAAAGGGAACCTATATTAAGCCCACCGTTAGTGTTAGAGTTAGAAGTAGAAAACGTAACTCCAGACAAACTCTGGCAAGATTAGTGGCTTTAGCTTGGGTTCCCAATCCAGATAATAAAAATTGTGTATGTCATAAAGACAATAACCCTTGTAACAATCATTATAAAAATCTATATTGGGGTACAGTTTCTGAAAATAATGCACAAAAACAAACTGATGGCCGAGCTAGAGTTTACTCTGATAGATTAAGGCTTAGAGTATATAGATATAAGTTGAGACATCCCAATACTACCTCAAGATACTTAGCCCAAAAATTTAAAATAAGTAAGACTAAAGCTCGGTCAATTGTAACGGGAAAAGATTATGTAATTAAAAAGACCTATTTCTTGTAGCTTCTAAGTTTTACATACTTAACCCAGGAATAATGTTTACGAGTTCGGATATACTCCAAGTCATGGTCATTATTATGGGCTTCTTCTTCGAAGCTTACATCATGATATCTTTCGCTTTGTTTGTTCCACTTAGCAAAGAACATGATGATTAAGTACTCGATTGCATACCATAAGTAGTAGAATATCCACAACATCTCTTGCATTTGTTTGAGATGAATGTGCTCATGGTTGTAATCATAAGTATCAAACTTAGCACCTTTTCTCACAAAGACAATTCCGAATAGGTTCATTGCCTTGTATCCCTTGAAAGGGATGAATTTGTTGTAAATTACCTTCATTATATCTTGTTTTTAAAGTTTTCGTAAGCGTTTTTTAACTTCTGGTCATAGGCATTTTCAGCATAACCAGGACCATTATACTTCCGAGCAAAGCCTGCCCAGTCATGTTCTTTCAGATTTTTCAAGCAACTGGTATTATTCATGTAGTAATACATGAGTTTTAACTGACTTTCATGAGATTCCTGCATCTTTTTCACGAATTCGACGACGTCTTTACAGCCACAATAGAGGTGATTGAAGCCCATAATCTGAAACATTCCCCAAGAAGCTGACTTCAAAGCACATTCTTCGTCGATTTTCTTGGCAATTTCGAGTCTTTTGTACTCACTTGCTCCTCCTAAGTACTTCGATTTATCCCATTTTGGGAAACAAATCGTAGGGTAACTCTTTTGAGCAGCTACTGACTTGTCTAAACCGAACTTATTTTTGATTTCTTTGTACATAATGTGACCTTCAAACAGAATTTGAGGTCTACCATCTACTAGAAATCCATCTCTACCTGCTCCTTCAACCAGTTGTACTGCCTTTAAAAGAGCTGGCTCCAGTCCTAAATCATTGGCCAGAGCCACAATCATTTCATTAGTTAACTTATCCATAACGTTATATTTTAAAGTTCATTAAAGAAAAGAAAGTATTGCGTATACCTTATCTGGATGATAGTTAGGAGTTCTATTATCTTATATAAATTTATAATAATATGGAACAGAAACTCACATGTCACTTATGTAATTCACCCTTAAATTTGGATGATTATGATTTAGCCAAGACAGTACCTCAGTTAATGAAGGAAAAACAACTTTGTTTTCAATGTGCTTTTTGGCATAGAATTATTGAATCGGATAAAACTCTGATAGAGGATTCTAATTATGAAATGATTCCCTTAGTTACACCCTATTTTCAGCATTATTCTATTCACTTAAATAAGATTTGGTTAGAAGTCGCTACCTTTAGAAGAGAGTCATTAGGTTCAACCAAGAAATATATTGCTGCAATGGTAAATGATAAAGTGTATATTGGTTCGTATAATAATTGGGGATTCCAGGGAATAATTCCGGCACACTTAAGAGAACTTTTTACTCCAAATGGTATAATCCTAACTCCAGAACAACTAGACGACTTACTTAATCGGAAATCCTTTACCGCAGCAGATTTAAAAATTCTTATGAATAATTGCAATAAATCAGAATAATTTTGTATATTTGCATAAACATTTTAATAATAAAGATATGAAAAAGAACAAAGAAACCAAAAAGCTAAAGGAGGGTGAAGAAGTCATTTTCTCTGATGGCAAAACCTTAATGGAGAAAGTAATCGTAGAATCTATCGATAAGAAAGGTGGATTTGCAGTACTGAGCAATAAGGTAAAAGTATCAAGAACCCTGGGACCAGATGGGTTCTATACAAGATTAGATGGTAAATCATCTATGGTATTACCTCTAACAGATAAATCTGAATTGGATTACCAAGCCTTCAAATCTTATTTCTCTATTAAGAGAAACCTGGAATTTATCGAAGCCAAGATAAAAGATATGAAGGATAAAGAGTTCAGCGAACTAATAGTAGAGTTAGATAAGAAGATATCCAAAATCGTAAATAAGTACTTTGAACAATGATAACCTGGATAATCTTAGGCATTATATATGCCATATGTTTTATACCTGCATGGTTTATGACCAGAGTAATTACCTCATCCCACCCAATGAAAAGGGTGGGGTTCTTTTTCCTAACTATCTGGTTAATCATGCCTCTATTTCCGATATATTTACTAATCACATATTTTAATAACTATGAACAGAGAAATAACGACGAAGAAGGTAGGTAGGGAAAGGACCAATGACTTATTAGGTAGTATTCTGTAGGATAGGTTGCCAGGGATATTAGGTCTCTGGCTTCTTTGTGTGTGCATGTGTGGTTGTGGGATATCTGGGTACCCCTTAATACGAGGTGTCAAAAAGTGGTGGTACTAAAAGGGGGGAACGGTTACGTTAAATTTAACATTCAAAAATAAAAAGTAAGGGACAAACATTTTTATTTGTCCCTTTCAATTTTAAATTAATTCAATCAAAGTAACACATGTATCTTTGTTTTGCAAAACAAATAATTCGCTACTATCGTCTTTTCTTGAATAGATATTATAATAATCTGATTCAATTATTTTTTTGTGTCCGTCTTGTAAAAGCATTTTATCTAATGTTTCAAACGTTTCATTTAAACGCTTTTCTGTTTCTTCTTCGTCTTGCAAAGATTCGCTTTGCATATCTAAAACGGAAATATTTATCTTTCCGTCACTCTTAGAAATCGAATGATTTAAAAATTTCTTTAATAGTTCTTTGTTCATATCTTTAAAATTTTAAAAAGGGAAAGATTAAATCTTTCCCTTTGCAGTTAGTTACTTGAAATTCTTAACAATATTCAGACCTTTTGTAAGAACTTCTTTTTTTGTGTCCTTTGTATTTTCGCTTGCAATAGACGCAAAAGAAAAATCATGAATTTTATAAACTTGCTTATAAAAATCGTTGAAAGCTGAAACAAGTGTTTTTAATTCATTTTGTTTCTTTTCTTCTTTTGCTTTGCAAATCGAATCAAGCAAAGAAAAAGTTGTATTTCTTAACTTTTTTCTATATGCTTTTTTTTGCTTTTCGTTCAATTCAGTAAACAGAGATTCAACATAAATTTCTGTTTTTTTTCCTAAAGAAGTTTTTAAAAGTCCGTTAGTTTTTTCATTAAGACTTTTAAAAATACTATCAACTGATAATTTAATAGTGCTATTTGCTTTTGCTTGCGCTTTTGCTTTATTTGCACTAACTTTGTTTACTTTGTTGTTAGCAACTTCTTTTTCTACTACTACATTTTTTAATTCTTCCATAATAAAATACATTTAGTTTTTAAGTTTATTTTATTATATCCTTTTCTCTATAAAACTAAATGATTTATAAGAAAAAGAGAAAAGGAATATTTAAATTAAATTGTTTCAATAAGTCAAACGATAAAATACTATCAATACAAAAGTAGTTTTTATCTCTCTTTCTGTATTACAAAGATACAACTTATATTTTAATCTACAAAATTTTTAGAGAATTTTTTCTTTAAAAATAGTTAATCAAAATTTTAAATATCTCTTTGCTTTTTCAACACTACAAAGATAAGAAATATCTTTGAATCTACAAAACATTTATAGAAAAATTTTCGAGAAATTTTTAAAGAATTATTTTTAATAATTTTGCATGAAAAATTTGCAAGTAGGTTTTAGGGGTTTGAATTGGAGGCATGGTTGTGGGTAGGTAATATAGGTATATTGATGGATATAGGGAAGGGGTTGGTATAGGTACCACTTTAGAAATTTGGAGGCCCCATACAGTCCGGTAGATATTATCTGTATATTACATTACATAAAGGCCATTAGGTGACTAGCAGGCTTTTATACCAATGCCCAGGGCCATTCAGGGAGTCCTAAAGAACTAAGGCCTATATTAGGACATATGTAAGCCTTAGCAAGTCCCATGATGGCCTACATAGAAAGGCTTAAGAAAAAGCCCAGTACCTTAGATAGGTATGGGCTTAAGTGTACCTAAGTTAGCGAGATTTGAATATAGCTATCAAGGCAACTATAGCAGGAGATAGCATAAAGAGTAAGGCAAGTATCATTGTAATATTGCCTTGTAAGGCCTGAGATAAAATATATAGAGCTCCCATAGCGATTAGCAGGAATAGATGTCGGTGATGATAAATGTATTGTTAGCATAGTTTACGATTGGTTCGCAGGTTTCATTGTTTTCGCAGAATACATTGTATAAGGCAGCCTGGATATATTCGATATCGGCATCGGAATATGTAGTGCCTGTAGTGAAGACCCAGGTATGAGTACCCTTATAATCGGTAACGGTAGAAGTAATCGAAGCAAGATATAACCGGTATACCTTAATAGAAGTCTTTTGAATGGCTTCTAGGATAGGAATGATATATTCTGAGTAACCCATAGAGTCATCGATAATAGAATCGTCATGGCCAGTAGAAATGATTACCAGGTCCTTGGCCATAGGATAATAATAGGCAATAGGGTAATTGTTACCGCAAAGGATGTTGTTTGCATTAAATTGTATTGTTTTCATATCTATATATTTTTAATTGTTTATAGTGCAAATATAATGCTTTTTATTTAAATATGCAAATCCTACTGAGGCCCTTAATGGATAATGTCTTATAGCTCCATAACTTATTAATAATCAAAGAGTTACATAATCCATATCTCTTCTAGCCATTATTAGTTTCTTTCTAACTAAATATAAGGGCCATTAATAACATACTTACTAGTTTTAGGTACCCCTAACAGCCTACATTTTTAATATAATCCCAATAAATTTGATGGCCATGAATGGTATATTTTAATGCCTAATCCCCAAATCCTATTGCCTAATCCTAACCAATTTCTATATAATATATACTAATATAAAGGGCCATTAGGGGTCTAGGATTAAGGGGATTTAGGTACCCATATGGGCCTTAGTTGTGGGCCTTTTAGGCAATGGGTCATAATGACCAAAGGCTATGAGACATATGTGTTAGATAGCTATAGAGTAGTGGTGTTGTATAGTGATAGGGGGCTAGGCCTAGAAGTTTGCCTTAATCCCAACACCCCCGGAAGGCCTTCAATATTGTATTAGTTATATGTATATTGATTATATGATTGGTGATATTAGGTATGTGTATTATGTAACATAGTTAGGCCCAGTATGATTTTGTTTTATACTGGGCTTTAGTATTTATTTTGATATTTGTTTGGGGTTAGTAGTTTGGTATTCTTAGGATTAAGGTCTCTAATAGGATTAATAGGATTATCTGTAGGCCTTGTAGGATTAAGTATATGTATTTTTGTTTGTTGGTGGGGTTTGGTATTTGATGGTACCTCTTGCTTCTGTGTATTAGGCTTAATGAGGTATATATTATTAAGCCTATGAGTAGTAGGATTTTCATTTCTGTTTGGATTTTAATTTGTTTTGGGTACGTAGGTGCTTGTTGAAGGTTGCACCTGAGTCTGTGTAGTAATGGGGGTTTGGTTTACCTGGAGTAGGAAAGTGTTCATTCCATTTGTTTTGGGTACGTAGGTGCTTGTTGAAGGTTGCACCTGAGTCTGTGTAGTAATGGGGGTTTGGTTTACCTGGAGTAGGAAAGGGTTCATTCCATTTATCCTGGTGAGGTATGTATACTTGGTTCTTGGATTTCTTTTTCATTTTCCGTAATGTTTTAGTTGGTTGTTGTACTCTGGATATTTGTTCTCGTAGTAGTCATAGAGATATTGGTATTCGTCATCTCCTGACCAGCAATCAAGGAAGTAATCATATTGGTCCTCGGTTGCCTGTGATGGATGTATGTGCAATGTATACTTGCAGTAGTGTTCCCATACCGTTTTAGGTTGGAATTTATTGGTAGGAAAAGCCATGACTACTAGAGCCATGGCAATTGATGTTAGGATTATAAGTTTAGTTCTCATGGATGAATGATTTGAAAAGGTTGATAGTCTTTTCGGTAAAAGTGTAAAGAGTTTCTGGTTCTTCGAGGAAGTTAAGGTAATAGTCGATTTCCTCGGCATGTTCTTCCTCATCGAAGTTATCCTTGTAGTATTGGAATTTTTCCATGATAAGGGGTTTGTATTTTTCTTGTTCTTGGATAATGGTTGCACCGTAGAGTACCATGTCTACTTCGTCTACGTTATAATCGAAGTATTGGTCATCGCAGCCTCTGAGCAAGTCCATTTGATTGAGGATTTCCATTAGGTCGAGTTCCAGGGATTCCTTATCGGCATAGGTATATACCCAGAGCATGTCGGCAGAGTAGTTTACCATGTCATCGTAATGTGGGTCATCCTCGGCAATTTCGAAGTCATATGTATTTTCGGCATGTGACATAGGCATTTGTCCCTGAATAGAGATAATGTGATAAGGATTTTGTGCAATGATTGATGCAAGAACTGAGGTTGAATTTAATGTTGTCATGATGTTATAAGTTTTATGGAGGGTAGTGAGCCCTCCTGGTTAATGTTAAGCAAGTTGATTGTTAAATGTGGTTTGGTCATCTGGGTCAGGCCAACCCATGGATTCCTCCATGTATTCGGTAGTATAATCGATAATGGTTGCAGCATCGTCTTTGTTAATTGTAGCAACCTCGGATTCGATTTCCCGTTGGATTTGGTCGTAGTGATAAGCAAATGACCTCCGTATACGTGCAGCAATGCCGGGATATTTTTTAAATAATTCGATTAATTTACTTTCTTCATTCATAACGTCTATTTTTAAATGTTTATGCAAATATAAGAATAATATTTTAAATATGCAATAACCTTGATTACTTACTGAAGCCTTATAAGGTCAACTATTTCGATGGAAGAGTATGGCATACCTATAAGTTCTGAGATTATTCTTTTGGTATGATATACATGAAGGTGGTTGGGATTTAGTTTTACCCTTGGGAATATTAGATATGGCCTTAGTTCTTCAGTTCTGTAAGTGATTATAAGTTCCTCACAGAATTTTTCGTTTTGACAATCGAAGGATACTAAGAATTTAGACTGTTCTAGCATATTATTAATATTAAGCAATGAGTATTCTCATAAGTTAAAGGTTCTTTACTAGTAGGATGGGAGGATGCACCCATTATTAGGATAATTCCTCCCATGACTAAGATAAGTATAATATTAGGCTTCATGTAATTCCTGATAGGTTGTACATAAGTCCTCGATTAGGTCCTCGATAGTATCCTCCCAGGAATCGTATCCATCGAGGTTGTATTCGGCAATGAAGGTAAAGAATGTATCTCCAAATAATAATCGTAAGACTTTGTCTGTTAGGGTTTCGTCTTCGTCATATAGTTTGTTCTCTTCCTCATTGGAAAGTTCTGTATCTCCATTTAGGATAACCGAGATTTGTTGCAGTCTGAGTAAATACCCATTAAGAGTATCAAGGTCCTCTTTAGACCTTGTCTCTTGGAATTTAAGATAAGTCTTTGATGGTGTCATAGTTAGTCCTCCTCTGATTTAATTTGTTGATTCAAGGGTATGTATGGTTCAGCAGGTAATTCTTCAGCAAGTACTGATATGAATCCTTCCGGGTATAAGGTATATAAGATTCGATATCCATAATCTGAATGTGGCAAGAATACATCCATGATGTTTTTGAGTAATGGGTATAGCTTCCATTGGTTATCCTCTAGGAATCGTTTCCATTCATCCATTTCGCTAGCATCATAGTTAGCAGTTAATTGAATGTGATAACGTTGTGTTTCCGTATCGATTGGGATAAATAGGTTGGTGACTACCTCAATTTCGTTTGAAGGCTTTTTGTATTGAGTAATTGGATACCAGATACCTTCGTTTTTCCATTGATTGAGCTGGAATATTGTCATCCCAGATTCAAGTAAGTTGGTGAGTTTGTAAAGATTAACCATGTTGTTGTCTATTTTAAAATGAATAAATATATTTTTATTTCTCACTACAAAGATAAGAATAATAAATAATATATGCAAATATAACTGAGGTAGAGGCAGGCTCTTAGTTAGGTTAGAGTCCTGCCTCTGGGATAGATATGAAAACAACTGGTTAATCGTCGTTAAGGGAACCCTCATTTAAAGTTTCATTAAGTACCTCATTAAGGAGTTCTGCACGTTGTTCTTTTGATAGGCCATCCAGTGTTCCTTTGATTCTCTCCTTTAATGCCTTTTTAAGAGTATTTTGGTACTGATTGATAAAGGTAATTGAAGAGATTGGTACTGGTATGAGTACTCTCATTTGTGTAGTATGATTACATGTATTTAGTAATTCTGATAACTCCTTACGGTTTTCCAATGAATGTTGAATAACCATGGCGATTACATCTGGTTGTTGAACATCAGTACAACCTGAAGCATAGCGTACAATTCTATCAAAGGTTGATTCTGTAATGTCAAAGGGCATACCATTTAAGAAGGGTTCCCTGAAGTCAGGGTCCATTGTTTCTGTTTCTAAAATAGCTCTGATTTTCATAATTCTACTTCTCCTATTCCGTTACTTCTCCTATTCCGTTACTTCTCCTATTCCGTTAGCAAGTAAATAATCGTAGTACAAATGTACGTTAGTATCTCCGTAAGTCCTAATATAGGATTCAGCATCCTCTGGGTCTGCTGAGACCCAGGGATATTCTTGTATCTGTGCCTTATGTAACTGTAAGGCCAGAGATTTTAATTCTTCTTCGTTCATGATATTCTGAAGTTAAGTTGGTAAACCCAATGATTTTTATCCAGCTTGGTGAATGAGATAAAGATACCGTCACCATCGGTAAAATTTTGCATAAATCGTATGCAGCCATCGGCAATGATGTTTTCTCTTGGTCGGTCTACTGTAACCAGGCTTTCAAATGTAAATGTATAATAGCAAGTTTCGTATACCCAGATTTGATTGATATCAATGCAAGCAAGTTGATAGTTATCGTATAACTTACTAAGTAACTCGTATAAGTTAGCCTTTAGGTTTTCCTTTTCTCCATTACAGAGGGAGAAAGTGTTTTTGTTAGCAATGAATCTTTGAAGTACCTCTTCTAAGTTCTGGATGGAGGATTTAGATGTTGTTGTTTTCATATTTTTATTATTTAATTATTACACTACAAATATAAGCATTTTATTTTAAATATTACTTTATTCATGCAATTATTTTAATATAGCTGAGGTTCTACATACAAGAAAAGGCAGTTGGATTGACTGCCTTTTGATTGATTTGTTAACTCTGATAAGAAGGTTTCTTCTTTTTGAATGGCTTTACTTCCCGGGTAACTTCTTGTTTGTAGAAAGCATCGATATTGGAATGAAGCATTTCTATAGTCTCCTGGGTTATGGTATCCTTTGAGCTACAAAGAGTATCATATATGGTTTCCCATAGTTCATTAACCAGATGCTTTTTAATGTCTTCTTTGACATCGGATTCTGGTTCAAATTTGATAGCAACTGTAACATGGTTAATGGTATCTCCTTCTAGGAGAAGGCCTTTGAATCGAGAAATGTCATCAGGAGCATTTAGGTTATCGTTCAAGAACCTCTCTATGCACATATCGCCTCGCATTAATTGTGAGGCATGTTCTGCTGAGATAGGGAATTCCTCTATGCCGAATATAGAATTTTCATTGTCTTCTGAGGTAAATACGATTTTTAGCATTATATTTTTGTTTTTAAACGGTTAATGACTTCTTTGTAGAATTGATTTATGAACTCGGGTTCAGGAGTTGAAGAACCTGGGTTAAGTTGTCTCCAATGGAATCTTACACTGTTTTTAATCTCAAGAGCAAGATTATTAGCAGCTAAATCAAAGGCATCGTTGTATTGAACAATCTGTAAGAGATTACTTACGCATTTGCTAGCATCTCCCAAAGGTATAGATTGTTCAATCATTTCGAACCCATCTTCGTAAATCTCTACTGTATCAATGTAAATGTCATCTATATGGTTAAGAGCATTGATTAGGTCTACCGTATTAACGGTATCATCATCGTCCAGTTCATTGGTAATTCTGAAGGCTTGGATGAAAGCATCTAGGATTCCCTGCATATCGGGGTCCTGTTCCTTAAGTGGAATACGTCTAATGATTCCAACTTGTTCGAAGGTTAAGTAATACTTGGTTTGCATGGTTATAAAATTTTAATAGTTTATTAATTCATTACAAATATAAGAAATATATTTATATCTGCAAAAGAATTAATAAACTATTTAATAATTACTGAGGTAGAGCCCGGAATCTGTTTAAGTCCCAATCGTACTTTCTGTCTCCCTTATTAGTAAATACCCAAAGGTAATGGTCTTTATATTCCTTTGATATGGTATTATACTTAGAGGTCTGAATGATGATACGATTTGGTTCGTATTCAAGTAATTCTGCATGTACTGTAGATACATGATGACTTTCAAGATTAAGTTTATCCTTGAAGTCTTTAAGGAACTCATCCCGGTTTACACCATAGTTATCTCCCACGAATTTAATGTAATCGTCCTCTACCTGTTCTAACATGGTAGATACCTTGAATCTAAACTTGTTCATCTTTGTTATTTTTAAGGGTTCGTAATTTCTCTTTGAGTTCTTCAGCACATCTTTCAATGATATTACTTACTACTACCAAGCAATCTTCATCTGCAAATGACATAATGATATCCATACATTCATCAAAGTAATTTCCGATTGATTGAGGATTATTCCAAAGTACATCCCAGTTCTTGCAATAATTAAACCGGATAATATCTACGTATTCATTTACTGATACCTTACTATCTGGTAAATATGGATATACCTTTGAATACATAGATTTAAAATTATCCTCAATCTCCTCATTCAATCTAAACTCTTTTGGTAGAGCCTCATAGTAAGACATATCTGGAATGTAGAATTGGTAAGCAAATTCCTTATCTGTCTGTGCCTCAATTCCCGGGTATGAATTAGCAAATAATACTGGTATTTTATAGAGCAATAAGTCTGGTACTCTATCATATACCTTGTAATGGTCTTGGTATTCTTTGTACGCATTAACATATACCCGGTCATCGTATATATGAAGTTCATTGAGTATCGTTTGAACTCTTGAATGAAAGTCTTCTAACTCGAAGTGCATAGCAATGTTAAAGGTATCTTCCATACCCTCTAACTTTTGTAGAGTAATAAGTCTGCGGCTTTTGATTACTCTGATTTTCTTTTTCTTTCTGAATAAGTTGAACATGTGTTAAAATGTAAAGTTAATATATACGTCCTGAGAACCTTTCATGAATTTCTCATGGTTGGTATCATCGAATTTAAAGCAAGAATATTTGCCTAATGAGCGTTCATATTCTCCTCTTACCCATACTGGTGCAGTAGTAGTGGGTTTAAGTTTAAAGTAAGTACCCTGATTGATGTTCTTAATCTTGGTCTTTTTACATTCGGGGTCTAATGTTTCCATATATTTGTCTATTTTTAAAATTGATATGCAAATATAATACTTTTAAATTTAATATGCAAATCCGTATATACACAACTGAGGCCACCATTAATAGGTAGCCTCTAAGTTATTTTCTTTTGTTTAGGAATGATGCAGCAAGGGATGTATCTTCTTCTGCTTCTAGTATTTCATCATCCTCTAAGTACCTATCCATCTCTGGGTCATAAGAATCGGTATCAATCCTCATTTCAATCTCCCTACGCAATTCATGGTGTTCTTTAGAGGATATTTCCATAGCAGCCTTATAGTTATCTGTGATTTGATTGAGTTCTTTCTTATTAAGATTAAGGCCCTCCTTGGACGTATCTACTCCCTCTTGCTTAGTTGCAACTACTTCAGGCAATGAATTGATATCGTATTTGTCCTCTAAGAGTTTTGCTTCTTCAGTTTTAGTAAGTACCTTTTGAGATTCTAATACGATAGTTCTTGCTTCCTCTATCGAGATAGTATTCTCAGCATTGAGATTATTCTGTTGATTGAACTGATTGAAGATATTAGTTGTATTGCCTCCAGTAAGATTACGAATGATTGATTGTAATGATGTAGAAGATTCCAACTTAAGCTTCAATGTCTTATTAACCTCGGACGAAATGAAAGGAGTATATTTACCTCCTTGAGAATCTCTTAAGATTTGCAACTGGTGAGATATCTCCATTCTATCCTCTAATGCCCATGCTAGTTGTTCTCCCAATAACGCGTTAAGTAATTCTTCCTGTTTATCTTTATCCCATATTCTAGAAGACAATAATCTGTCTCTCATGAATACTCGTACATATTCTATATCAATCCCTAATCTATTAGAGAATGAATTGATATCATAGGTTACTCCACACAAAACACCATTACCCATTAACCACTGATTAATAAGGTAATTCTGTACCTTAATCAATGCTTCCTCTTCATGTGTCTTCTGGTATTCTAAAGCCATTGCAGTAGTACCCATAGGACGAGGGAATCTTGTTATCTTATCTTCTTTTGCCATATAAATAAGCCTTTCTTATATCTTTAGATTCATCATATCCTACTAGCTCTAACTTATAACATACATAGCAATTAATACTAAGGTTATAGAAATATGCCTTATAGGTTTTCTTTTTCACTGCCAAATTAAAAGAATCACCAGAGACATAATCCCTGGTGAAAATTAATTTATCACATTTGCCTATCGGAATACTAAGGCAAAGTTTCCAATCCTTGGCAATAAATTTATTGCCGTGAAGGTCTAGGATTTCCTTTGCCATGACTTCCCTTTTTATAGGTAGATTGTTTTTTGTCTTGTTCATTGAGGTATTCCTTCTTCCTTTTTTCAATGAACTGTTGGATATCTGGGAACATCTTTGCTCTTAAAGGTACTACCTGAGTAGCAAAGAAAGCATTCCATAGGTTCTGTGTAAATCCTTCACCTACTTTAAGCTTGGATATTGCCCAGAATTTACTTTCGAAATTCTTAATGATTTCCTTGAACCGATAATAATATAACTTATGAGTCTTAGGGTTAATGCCAATGGTAGTAGTTTGGCAATAATCTAGAAACTCTTTACCCAATTCGGAAATAAACTCTTCCCTTTTGAAGTCGTAATTCTCTTGGTCGAGTTTAAATAACTTTACGTAATCTATTGCTTCCATATATTTACTCTTTAATTGTTTCTAAAGGATAAGCCTTTAGTGTTACTTTCTTGGTTGCATCCTGGACCTGAAATAAATATCCTCGGTAATCATCCTCATAATAGGAGGACCAGATTGCTTCCTTTACCCTGTACCAATCTAAAGTCTTGGCACCTTTGGGGATTCCTGTGATTAATAACATGTGAGGGTTTTCTCCCACTTGAATGTTAAAAATATCCTTGCCATCAAAGTTACCTATTACTACATAGTCCGGAAAGGTAGGGTATTCCTTTAATTTAGGGTAAGGTACACCCAAACTATCTACTATGGTTTCAGGCTCTATGATTTGATTCTGAAATCGGATATTTAGTTTCGATTTACCTATGTATAGGTCTTTGACTATATTCGTGAACATATGTAGATTATTATATGGGTTATACCTTGGTCCTTGAAGTTATTTAGGTTAGTTGCCTTTTCCTCAAGTTTCCTTAGTGTCTTTCTAGAATCTGTACAGATTCTTCTGGTTGGATTTCTAACCAGCATCAGAATATTCTCTAGTGCAGGTTGCAAAGCATTAACTGGTCCTGCATAAAGTATCTCATGCTTCTTCCCACTAATTACATTGTATTGGGTTTTATAGGCATACTTACCTTTGATATAAGTTACCTCAACCTTTTCTATTTCTTCTTTTCTTATGTTTCTTACCATAACCGTCTTTATTTACATAATCTGATATTTCGTCTAATTGTCCCAAGAGTAATGCCTGCACAAATATAGGTACAGGCCTGAAAAAGAAGTTTCTTATGTTACTGGTGTTAATATACCAATCGTATACAATAAAGAACTTCTTAATCTTCCTATGTTTAAGTGAACGTTGAACTAAGTAGGTTTTAACGCATCTCTTATGCAACTCCACCAACTCCTTGTTTTGCTTTAACATCTCCTTTGCGGAGAATATAGTGTAATCCATTTTTATACCTTTAGAAGGTTAATACAATGAGGAAGGTACTCTGATATTGGGTACCTTCCCTGAGAGGTAAAATCAAGCAACTTGTTCTGGCTTAAGGACTTTGTTCTTGAAGTCCTCGTATGCCTTAGCAGCTTTCTTGTATTCTTTGGAGTTTTGGTCCTTGATACGGAACATTTCCCGTTCAAGTCTGTGAAGTTCATTACGAGTTTGTTGTCTCCATTTCTTCCGGGCCAGGGTATCGGTTATATCCTCTGGGTATACGTATTTTACTTCCCGGTTGGAGATTACCTTTTCGATGATGGAGGGTTTCTGTTGTTTTTCAACATCTTTTACTACCTCTGCTTTTTTAGAGGTTTTCTTTGTTGGTTTGGGTTCTTCCGGAGTAACCTGAACCAATTTGGCACCTGCAAATTTCTTGGCAGCTTCCTGGGATTCTTCTACCAATTGAGCCTTAGTCTTTTTAGTTCCCTGGGCCTTAGTAGTTTTAGACTTGGATGTAGCATCCTTAATTCCTTCTAATTGTTGAGCAACTTTGTTACCGATAAGGTTAGCAACCTTGTTTTCATTCTTTTTCATAACGTCTATATTAAAAATGTTTATAAATGAATTAATTTCTTATCACATTGCAAATATAAGAATAATATTTTATATAGCAATAAAATAAAAAGAATATTTTTAAATAGCTGAGGTTAATCGGCTAAGAAGTCGAAGATCTCTGGAGCATAATCTATCTCGTTTTCTGGGTCTGATAAATATTCGTCCAGGTTTTCGTTATAATAATCGAGTTCTGATTTAGCCTTGGGAGCAGGTACAAAGGGTATACATTTTTCTGGATATTTCTCTGCAAACTTAATGGCATCTTGATAAGTTAACTTCTTATCAGTATAAAATTTAACCCATGTATGGGAGTATCCCACTCCTTTTCTAGTAACTTCGTATTGTTGATATCCAGAATTACTTATCTGGTAGATTTGATTCTCTGGAATGATTTCTATTTCTACCTGATATTCGTATATTCTTTTTCCGAGTTTGTTTGCCATTTCCTGAATTGAATCCATTAATGACTTAGGCTTATCTGCAAATGAGAAACTGTATTTAGTTTCTGGTACATCGTTCTTTTTAAACGACGGAGCAGGATTTATCCTGCTTGCATCGGGTGTAGGTTTTGAGCCTATAGCCAATCCAATTAGTATAAATCCTGCTAACCCTATGATAGGTAGTTTTCTAAGACCTGAGTTCATAGCCTGTGGTTTTAAACTTGTTTCTGATATTAGAAGAAACGTATTTACCCTTGGATTCTGCTAGGTGTAATTCATTGCAGATTTCTTTAGGTACACCATCATAACGGTAAACTTTGTTGCCTTTAAAAGCAATCCAAAGTTGTTTGTTTTTGGAGTCGTATCCGTAGCCTTCAACGTTTGAGGATTCGCAAGGAATCATTTCAACTCCAGTGTTCAATTCAACTGATTCTAAGTATTTGTTCTTGTCCATTTTAAATTAAATTATTAATGTGAGTTCAGGATGAAATTTATTGGTTTCTCTGTGTAATAGTTCCCATGCTCCGTAAACTCCTTGGGATAAATCATGTATCCATTCGTCTTCCATTTTGAATAGGATATGAGAACAGATGTATAATTGATATTCGTTCAGAGTCTTTATCAATTGAGGCATTTCGTATATCTCTTCGTAAATCTGAATATGATGATTGACTGAATCAAGCATCTCTTCATTGTTTATCTGTAACAACTTCCTGAGTAAATCGGGTTCTGTTGTAGTGATATTATTTTTGATATTAGTCAATGCCTCAATTTGAATCTGAGCAATGTTCTTTACTACCTCTTTGGTTTCTGCATCCATTTTTTAATATTTATTTTCGTTATACAAATATAAGAATTTTATTTTAATAAATAATACTCTTTTATTAAATACTGAGGTAGAGGTTGTCTATCTAGAGATAGCTTCTTCGATTTTCTGTTTGATTGAATCAGGGAATATTACATCCTTGTACCATCTCATGAAGAACTTAGAAGGCTTTTTCTCGGAGTTGAGAAGTAATTGTCGTTGTTCTGCAGAGAACTTTAATCGTTCTTCTTCAAGCATAAACTTAGGGAACTTTGTGAACTCTGCCTGAGAGAAGGATATGGTTTTCTTACCAACAGAGGCCCTTAACGGTTTCTTCCTTTCTTTATAAAGGTACGGAACAATTTTCTTCGATGGTCCACCAAGGATACTAAAGCCGAAGATGACCATTGGGTCAAATTTATCTGCCTTGGGGTCTTTGGCTCGTTTGATACATCTTGCCATCCAGGAGTATGAGTTAGGATATTGCTTGTTGTCAGTGGCTTCTCCCACATCCTTACTGTTGAATTCGAATCCTGGGAAATGAAAAAGAAAGTCCTCTGTAAGAATAAAGACAAACCCTAATTCCCTTAGATACTTAATAATCTCTTGTTGGCTCTTACCTTCTTCAACCATTTTCTCTACATCTGCCAAGATATCTTCTCTTGGTGATTCAGTAAGTTGTTTACTCCCAGTAGAAGGTCTTCCTCTTCCCACTGATTGCTCCTTGATTGGTAAGTTACCTACGAGCTTATCTAAGTAATTCTTAAAGTTTTCAACATCTTGTTTATTTGTAAGAGTTACCTCTATTCTTATAGGTCCCTTGTGTTGTACCTTTGGCCCTGAATTCATTTCGGTATACGCATCTACCAATCTATCTTGAATATAGGAACCATTATCTTCAAGTGTAGTGATACGCAGTTTGGGTTTATATGTTTTTTCTTCCATAAAGTCTTAGTATTAAAAAGAAAGGCCTGAACAAAAGTGATTTGCCAGGCCTTTACATCATTAACGAATACTTAATAAGATATGAGATTAATCTTCTTCTTTTTTGGCCTTCTTTTTCTTTTTATCTTTGGCCTTTTTGTCCTTCTTTGCAGGAGCAGCCTTTTCAGTAGCTTCTGCCTTTTCTTTCTTTTCCTTCTTGGGTTTTTCTTCCTTCGGAGCTTTACCGGCAGCCAGTCTTCTCTGTTCCATACGATATTTTTTCTTTTCATCGGAAGTCATTTCCCGACCATCAATGAGAGGATAATCGTATTTGGTAACTCGGCCAGCAGATTCCTTCTTTTCTTTTTTCTCTTTTTTCTTTGAAGCCTTTTCATCTTCTTTGGCTTTTTTCATTTTTACCAATTTGGCTTCGTTCTTTAAATCCTTTTCAGGATACTGGGCAGCGACTTTGTCTCTTTCCTTGTTGAGCTTATTCAAGAGTTCAGTAACCTTTTTACCATGTTTCTTGTCTTTTGACCAATCCTTTTGAGGGTCCAAGTTGTTCTCTTTGAGATAAGCATCCAATGCCTTTTTAGCCTTTGAAAGTTCCGGAGTCTTATTAGCCGGTTTGTCTTTCTTCTTGTCTTTCTTCATGTTTCTAAAATTTTTAAGTGGATTGAAATTTCCTTAGTAATTATCCATAGTTATAATATCCTAATCGAAGTAGGGATTTCCTTAATTTCTAGGATTTCTATACTTGCATTTTCAAGAATGGCTCCAAGTTCTAAGGCATCCTTTATCTCTTGCTCAGTAAGATTGACAAAAGTTTGTTCTGCAATCATTTCTCGTCCATCTGAATAATTAACATATTTAAACTTTACAGTACTGATAGTACCTTTTAGTTTTTTATCTAGCCTACCCTTAAAATCCTTAAGCCTACGTTTAAGATATTGAAGGTGAATAACATGGGTTTGATATTTACCTCTCTTATGAGGAGGAGTAACCTTAATCATATACCGAGTATATTCCATATCTTTTAATACGGCTTGAATACCCTGTATGATGGTTCTTAAATTCATTTCTTCCATGATGGTCTTGGTATTGGTTTATTTTCGATTGCCATTTCGGTTAGCATTTCTTTGGCTTCTTTAATAATTAATTCAGAGAGTTCCCTTTCTTCATTCGATAAGGGAGGGTCCATATCTTTATCTTCTAGTGCATTAGTATAATTCTGAATAAGATTATCTAATGCAAGAATAGTTATATTCTTTCTGATTTCTCTTTTGTCTTCCATAACCTATAAAATAAATAAAGCCTACTACCTTCTCAGGCAATAGGCTCCCAACATAATTTTTGAAATACTAATAAACTATGCAAACCATTAGCGATGTTCTCGCTAATAAGTAAGGGATAGAAGTTTAATCTTCGTCTCCGGCTTCCTCTTCTTCGCCCTTAGCCTTTTTAGCTTTCGGGTTACAGATAATACCGTGTCCTTTTTTGGATTTTACGGTTAGATTGCCCGGTACGAATGTTACGGATGTAGAAGTTGGTTTACCGTCGATGACCAGAACTGATGTTACCACCACTCCCTGATATCCTTCTTTGTTCTTTACTGCGTAACCGTAGTTCTGAACTTCGGATTTATCATTGATTTTGATAACATCAATTTGCTTGCTGTTTGGACGTTGCTCTGCAGGACGGTTTTTCAAAGCTTCCATACGAGCTTTACGTTTTGCTTCTTTTTCAGCATCTTTTTCTTTGCCACCTTTCTTCTTGGTGTCTTCTTTTTTCTTAGTTGCCATAATCTTTTAAGTTTTAGTTTTATTTAATAGAACAATAGTTATTTCTTATGATAAAGGTGGGCTATTGCTTTAGCCCAACCTTCATAGCCGGAGAATGAATTACTTCTTTCCTTTTTTGCCTTTACCTTTGGCTTCTTTCTTTGCCGGGAGTTTGAGACCCAATTCTTTGGCAATTGCTTTGCGAAGTTTTTCGATATCATCTTCTTCAAAGTCATCCGGGTCTGTTTCGAGATCTTTGTCATCGCAAACATCTTCCAGTTCTTCGAAGTCCATTTCGGCAAGAGCTTCACCGGTTAATTCTTCTTCCTCTTCGTCTTCATCTTCGTCGTCGTCCGAGTCTTCATCATCCTCGTCATCTTCATCTTCATCTTCATCATCAGAGTCCTCATCGTCGTCATCCTCATCGGAATCTTCGTCATCGTCCTCTTCTTCTTCCTCGTCTTCGTCGTCATCATCTTCCTCTTCTGAAGCAAAGAAGTCTTTTGCTTCTTCGGCAGACAACATAATAGGAGCCGGGATAATTTTTACTGAGCCATCTTCGTAAGTAATGATGATTGCACCATTAATCTCTTTGCGAGATACTTCCTTTAACTCTACCTTTTTGGTTTCTTTTTTCTTAGCCATTTTCGTAAATGTTTAAATGTTAATAATCAATAGTTATATCACTCTGTTATAAGTTTCTTGTATTTTCTTTCGCTTCCCGTAAGATAAGCAAATGCAATATTATATTGTTTTACCTCATCAATTACGGTCTTTAGTTCTTCTTGAGATTCTATCTTTACATCTTCTGTATCGATAACTTCATCTTGGTCATTATAGGTATTAACCTTAAAAGATTTACCCATGAACGGATTTAATTGTTTATGTACCTTTACTTCCGGTACTGGGTTTTTAGTTTCCATTGCTGTATTTAATTTTAATTATTCCAGGAATACCAACCTTACCAAATACTTCGGTATAGAATTTGTATTTTGGATTTTGCATTGATTTATAGTTATCAGCTAATCTCATGGGAAATACCCAATATTCATTTTCTAGCATCCTGTTTGTCATAATGTAGGCATATTTACTTCTCATCCTATATTTGCTTACAGGAGTGAATCCCTGAAATCTTAAAGCTTTTACTAAGAACCTTTCTTTTGGTTGCCATCCCAAATGATTTAAAGATTCATTATAAAAGATATCAAGCATATCCCTTTGTGCTTTGATAAATAGTACTTTCTGTATCGGGATATCTAATTTCTTTCTTAGGTACAAGGCCAAGGAACATACCAATGGTGGATATTGCAAAGAAAAAATATTATATTTATGCTTTTCCTCTTGACTCAGCCTGTTGTAAATCCTGTAAGATAGCAGAATGGATTTGTATTCTCTTCTTCCGGATATACTTGGAAGATATGCCTTCCCGTTGTCCATACAATTTTTGTGAGTACCTTTCATTAAATACCTTCTTTCCTTTTGATTTAAAGACCCGGTGCATTTGAACCATGAACCTTCGTCTTCTGTGTTTATCAATTTTATATTCATCCGGGATAATAAACTTCCTGGCTTTTACTAATCTCCCTTTATACCAGAATTTAGTAGAACCAGATTTATGTCTTAGACCATTCATATCTTGAAGTATTCTTATCCCTTGCCTAAGTAATTTCCTGCCTGATATGATATGAATATATTGAAGAACATCTACTCCGTACATATAAACCAAAGTCTTTTTTATTTGATACCTTGTGAAATAAGGTATACCGGTTAAGTGTTTCCGATATAAACTTTTTTCGGTAATATATTTGTTGGTTGTATCTGGTCTCCATGTCCATATATAATATCTATCTTCTCGGATTGGTTCCCTACTACTTTCCTTTAGTTTTACCATTGTTCATAGTCCTCCTTGCAGTTCTAAACCAAAGTGTTATTGATTTATCGTTTGCATCTGGGAACTTCTTTTTCATCCTTCTAGTTACTCTTTCTAAATCGTAACCCTTTGCAACTAATGACCATACATAGGATTTCTTAGTTCCCTTGATGAGATTAAATTCATCCCTTTCTCTTGGTGGTTTCTTCTCCCTTGGCTTTTTTATTCCCGGAACCCTTTTTGATTTCCTTTGCCCATTTTCCCCTTCTTCTCCGAGAAACCCAAGCCTTAATTTCGAATTCCTTAGAGGGTCATCCTTTGAATAACCTATGTTCTCTAATTGTTTATCCATCCAATCATCATATTGGTCAATTAATGATTTGTCTGGTTTATTGGTTGACCTTTCGATATAACCAATTAAATCGAAAACGCCAGCAGCACAAGCATCAGGGAAAGGCATACCCAATACTATGGCTTTTCTTTTTAAATCCCTGTAAGTCATATTCCTCCCGGCTGAACCAAGGAAACTGGCTTTTTCTTTTGAGGGTGCTGGTTTATTCTTTTTGTTCTTTCTCATATCTTTTATTTTAATTTGTTGCAAATATAATACTTTTTATTTATATAGAAAAATATTTCTATCTATTTTTATAAAAAGCTGAGGTATCTGATATGCGTTCAGCAGCCGTTGATTTAGGCTTTTTCTTCCTTTTCTTTTTAACCTTATCGGCATTGAAGGCCATATCAAGTTTCTTAATACTGAATTCTATATTATTCACTTGATTATAGTTAACTGCTTTTTCCACGCAGCATCTGTACTCAGGCCAGAAGCGTTGTCCTAATTTTACATCAACGGTTTTAATCATAAACTTGGATACCATGAATCCAAATGTATCTGCATCATCTTTCTTTTCGAATACATACATATAGAATCTACTAAATTCACTAACTACCTCATCTAAAGGTCTTACGGGCATTAGTAAATATCCATCAGTGTATAATTCTTCTGATATTAAGCATACCCAATATTTCTTCTTACCAGGCTTTACTTTATATCTAAACCTTTCTTTCAGTTTTGTGTGCATCCATTCTGGTACTCGTTTTAAAAGGTATTTGATATATATCTTATCCTTTTTATTTAACCGCCTTTTAAATGCAGAAGGCTGTTGTAGCATTCTTGGTAAAATCCTAAAGTTATTCCACCTATCGAACTCTAGAATTAACCTCATTGAATCTAAGTCCCAGGAGTCTTCTGATTCTTTGAGTCTTTTCATATTTCTTTCGATATTACTATTGCTTACCTTTGAGAGTAAGTTAGAAGAGTCTCCAGTATATAGACTAGCTTCTTTCCTTGTTAATCTCTTTTCAATACATCCTTCAATAAAATCACAAAAGCTTCGTTCGCAAGGGCAGTCAGGTCGAAAAATAGAAGTGTGTAACTCGAAAAAATCAGAGAATAATCTGAAGAACTTTTCTGACCTTTCTCTGATTTCTAAATACTTGTAATGTGACAACTTTAAAATTTCACCAGCTTCCCATGAGGATTTGCTTTCTGATAACTGAAGGAATAAAGACTGCCTCTCTATTTCGTTTAAGCAGTCCCAAGCTTTCTTCTGAGCATCGTTCATATTAATTCCTCCTAAAATCCATTATTCTATCTATTGATTCACTTGTTATCTCATTTGGGTCATAATCTTGGGAGTTAGCATATAACTTATCTGGGTCATAATTCTGGTACACGCTATAGATTACGTTATCAAAGGGTAACCATATTTCCATTTTACCCATTTCCGGATATAAAAGAAGTTGTACCATTT